GTACTAGCTGTGTGCGAATATATGCTCACCTACCTGTTCCCTAACGATCCGGAGCTTTTAAGATGTAGGGAAAGGCTTATAAAATTTTATAAATATAGCGAGATTGTTCCTTTTGAGACGCCACATGTTCCCGAAACTTCTGAGGATTCTCAATAAGATACTTCATAACCATGAAAAATTGACAAAATAAATGCCTCCTGTATACTGTATATATAACAAATTGGAGGAAATATGACATTAAACGAAAAAGCACAGAGATTGATAGAGATTAAAGCACTCATCTCTTCCTTGGAGAAAGAAAAGTCTTCGATCGAGACTGAGTTTAAGGATAAGGGTTCCTTCCAAACACGAGAATTTGATATTGCTGTTTCTGAAACTACGCGATACTATTCAAAAGGCGTTGATGCCCTGTTTGAAGCTTTTGGTGAGGCTGCAGTACTTGCCAAGGAAGTTGTTACGCGATCAACCTTCAAGACTGTAAAAGTTTCAAAGAAAAAACAGGAAGCAGCCTAGGGCTTGCTTCCTTCTCGATTTTTCGATATCTTTATCAGGTGATGGAGATGGTTGTGGATAACTACAAAGAAAAGTTTTGGGACTTGATAAACAATCACGATGCTGGTTGGTCCGTGGTGGCCACCGGCAGGCCTGCGGTAAAACGACTTCACCTAAGATCAAAAGACAGCTCCTTGTCCGATATCGTTGTTTATTTTGACCCTGGCTTCATCTCTGAGGAGATATGCATGACACTAAAATATCTGGTAGAAAACAGAAAGGGCTTTACCCATGAATGATTTGCAGAAACGTTTTTTTGAGCTTGCTACCGAATACGAACGTCTTAAGGATGAGATGAAGAAGGTGAAGGAGGAGCTTAATCTGGTTATGCAGAAGCTTGACTACAACACCTATCATCAGGACCCTCTTACCGGTATAGTTTATAAGATCGAGGAGCCTAAGGGAACCTACGTGGAGTTTCAGACGATAGCCTACAAGCGCACCTCCAAACCTGGGGAGCGTGGAGGCAATGTCCTGGCCAAATCCGAGGCCGAAGCTCAGGGTTTTGTTCTTACAAGATAGTTATTTTTCTGTTACAAGCTTGGTGAGAAGGGATACTAGCTGGGAGTGCTGGTGTCTAACCTCTTCTCTTAGATTCTCAATCTTATCGGCCAAGGACCTTATCTCACCATTATATATATTTTTTACATGGTCGATATCCTTATCTATCTTATTTTCCAGACTGGCTATCTCTTTTGATAAGGAATCGATCCTAAGATTGAAGGCTCTGATGTCCGCATCGGCGATATCCCTGGCTGATGCTATCGAATCTGCTATCTCTTTCTGCAGCTCTTTTTTGAATGAATTCTTAAGTGTTGTAAAAGTTACAGCCACGGCTCCTATAGATCCTAAAGCACCTACAACCGCACCTAGTATTTCTGAACTTGACATCCTACTCCCTCTCTACACCATCTAAAGATTATCACTCTTCGTTACTCATGATATGATATATGAAAGTGTGTCCGGAGGATTTTATGATCGATACTGTAGACGAGAACGATATTTCTATAGATGCCCAAGGGGTGGCCACCTGGGAGATGAACACCACAGCCCCCATCAACGGCACCTACCAGGGTGTTTTCAAGCTTAGGACAGGCATAACGCCTATGCAGGAGATAGAGGCTGATCGTGACTACCGCGAGCTTCTGGGTAAGAATACTGAGCTTATCAGCTCCCATATCGAAAACCTTGCCTACGCTCTAACCCAGCTAAAACAGAGGGTTATATCTGGCCCTCCCTTCTGGTTTGACGGAATATCGAAGTTTCCAGGTTCCCAGGTTAGGGACAAGGAGATCATCGAGAAGGTTTTTGAGGCTTCGGTTGTTGCTGAGACCAAGTATAGGAAGATGCTTCAGGAAAAGCACAAGCTTTCGGTGGAGAAGCTTGCAAAAGCCATCGAGATGAGGGAGCAGCAGGAAAAAGAGGCTCAGGAAGCGGAAACCTCCAGGTCCAAGGATAAGAAGGATTAGGGATGGACCTGAAGATCCTCAAGGAGATAGCCCTTGCTAACGTGTCCGATCCCAGCTACGAATACTACTACCGATATGTCTGCAGGTGGTTTTCCAAAACCTTTCACACACCTCTGAGAGAGGTTTACGACATGCCCATGGATCAGGTTTTTCTAGCCTACTTCGAGGAAGGGTATGAAAAAATTGCAGAGTCTGATGAAGGTGAGGACATCCTGCTAACGGATATGCTTAAGGCTGTAGATCCAGACTATGACGAGAAGGAGGAGGAATCCATCCAGGAGTTCATAGAGATGCTTGAGGAAGAGGAAGAGAATAAACGCCTAGCTAAGGCTGAGAGGGATAAGGCTAAGGGCTTTGCTGTTCAGGATACCCCAAAACTAGCTCCCAACACTAGCTCCGCAGATAAGGGACAAGCTCCTACAAATAACCCACCACCTAAAGAAGTGGTTCGAACATTCGTAGATGACACACCTGATGATGAGTCAGGTGATTGGTAAGATACGTCTTACAAGTTATACCATGTAAATTTTACCTATTCGTTTATAAATAATAATGTGATAGAGTTTATATGTGAGAGCGGCGTGGAAAGCTGTGGGAGTGTTACAGCACTTTTGAGCGTAAGGCATAAATTCTTCGGGCAAACCTTACGATAAGCCACTGGAGACACGCAGAGAGAAGACAATACTCGGTGCTGAATAAGAGGGTAATCGCTTATCAAGCTAGATTGTTCTAGCTGTGCTTAAGTTGAACCTCAGTAAGCACATAGCCAGAGTAGCGCCTGGCCTCTCACCACCTGACAAGCCTGTAGTTCGCACCTACGAAGACGATACAAGGGTTGAAGACCCAGGCGAAGACCTGTAGAAGCCACCACCATTTTAAAAGCCCCAGGATCGATCGTAAGCCTCTGTCCTGGCACCTAGCCCATGTAGACCCAATCTTTATTCTAAGCCGTTCTGAACAAGCCTCGTAACGATGCCAGGGTTCGCGGCGCCTTCTGGTAGCATGGCTACGAATGAGGGTGGAAGCTTCGGGTGGTTGCAGGTCAACCAGGGCTAACCCGCTGCTTTCATGTTAATAGCTCACCATATCTGATATGCCGCGTTTATTTTCCACGGCTAGAAGCCTTGGCCCCGAAAAAAGCTTTCGCATGGGTCGAGGCATTTGTGCGTTTTTTTTGATACCTTCTAAAACGATACCGTGAGTCCGGTAACCAGAGCACTCCCCATCAGCGAGAAGGTCATCCCTACATTGTCTTTGATATTCAGATCATAGCTGGGAACCACCAATAACGTAAGGTTTTTATCGATGGTGCCTGGGGTGATGTAGACATCCTTTCCCAGTCTTATCTCCCTTTCATATCCTGTAGTAATCCCAAGCCTTAAACTTAGATTTTCTGCACTGTATTTTTTATACAGTGCCAGAGAATCCCTTCCAAAGCTATTCCTGTAGTACATCACGTTTCCATACTCAACCACAGGATGGAAACGATCCAGCTCCGGTGTTGCGAGGTGGGTTGAGTATAGTAGCCCCAGGACTATAGGTGTTGTCATGGACTAGGGGCCGTCTCACAGTTACTGCCGTCAGCCTTATTATACCTATTAAGCTCAAACTTCCATTCAAAATTATCCGTTTTAAAAAAACGGTTGGAACCAGCCTTTTTTATGCTTGTTAGATAAGCCTTTTTGCCAACCCTTGTGATCATGTGATAATAAACGTTTCGATAGAATTCGGTTTCATAAACCACCTCAACACAGTCGCCCACCAAAAACTTATTTCTGTTTTCGTAAACCATAAAGCTAACATATAAGCTGAGAAGTAGGCCAGCAATAAGCAGTACTTTTAAAATCAAATATTTCATACCCCTCCTAGTGCCACATCTCTACCGTCTCCCAAAGGATGGCACGGGACATCTGCCACAGCAACCTTTTCCCTGATATCTTCAGGAAGTTTTTCTAGGATTTGCTTCTGGAAGTAGAATGTAACTTTTTCAGCCTGCATTATTTGTCCTCTTTTTTGGGCAAAATCTCGCACTCTACCAATTCAATATCGGCGTATTCGGCAAGATGTTTAAGCTCGTCTTTAAGGTCTTCTTCAGATAGCAAATCATTCCACTTTTTTAAAGCAAAGGCTTTAAGGTTATCTTCCTCGGACATATTGCTTTGAATATCTTTCGGACCAAGTTTAATGACTTCAAAATATCAAACTCTAAACTTTTGTAAATTCTACAATTGTTAGCTGGTCATAGCAATCAGGATCAAAACCAGAAGAAACATCAATGGTCTCGAGTATGCATTTGGCGTAATAAGTACCTGGTTCTACATCATACTCGCCATCCTCAAGCTCTGGAATCAGTTCGTGCAGGCCTGCATGGATTTCGTCGTGAGGGAACTCTTCGATAACTAAAAGTTTACCCCTACGATTAACTACTACTTTGAGCGTAAAAGTATCCTTCATTAGCTCTTCAAGTTTGTCTATAGCCTTCCTTAGCGCAGCCTGTAACCTAGGCGACGGGCTAGGGCTGTTAGCGTAATCTTTAATTAATTGCAAATCTTGTTTGGTCATATTAATCTACTCCCAAAAATCTAGGTGTTCCATCTGAATAAAATGTTAAACTATTTTCCTGTGGATTGTCAAGATTAACTTTTTGCAGCTCTCTGGTTAAAGTCAACAAGGTGCCGTTACAAGCAGTGTAACCTTTTTTGATGTATTTTTGCATGCGCTCTAAAGATGAAAGAGGGAAGTCTAACCTGTTAATGCGAAGATGTTTAGTGGCAATTCCTTGATAAAAAAACTCGCCAACTCTTAAACCGTGTTTCATGGTAACCATGGCCATGGTGATTGTGAAGTCGAAAGAGTCGATCAACTCGGTAGTTTCCATATTGTAATATTTACCACGAATGATCTGAATCCATTTACCCTCATAAGTGTAATTAGCAAGTTGAGAATTGACGTTCCCTTCCTTGCCGTTAGCCTTATAGAACTCTATTAGCTTGTCTTCGGTTTCTTTATCCTGAACAAACAGGTCATAATCTTTGATGTCAACATCAAGCAGTTTGTCCCTAACCGCTCCGCCTGCCACAGCAACCTTTTCCCTGATATCTTCAGGAAGTTTTTCTAGGATTTGCTTCTGGAAATAGAACGCAACTTTTTCTGATAACATGTTATGCCCCTCCTTAAGTTTCTTGATCTACTACAAACCGCAAGGATCTTATGAAAGATTTCAGCTCCTCGTCTGTAGATATCGGAGGCGTGACCTTTACCAGGCTTAGCAGTTGATCTCGTGAGATTGATTTCGTAGGATTAAACCAGATCCAGTCCATATGTGTCTTACTGTCCTTTAAGATCAAAGCAAGGTGGGCCGTTGAGAAATCCTTACTTATATGAAGATGATGACCATCTTTAGTTAGAGGCAAGAAGATGCGATCAAGTTCGCTACGTATCTCTTCCCACATTTTCCTGTATTTCCAGCTATCCATTTAAACCTCCTTATTTTAACTTCCTCTTAAACCTCCTTATTTTAACTTCCTCTTAAACCTCCTTATTTTAACTTCCTCGTCTTTACCTTCCCGATCTTAACAGGTGTCTTGCCAATTCGTCCAGTTCTTTTCTTATGTAGATATTCCATGGCCTGGAAGGCTGTAACATATTACCCCCTCATAATTAACTGTTTTTGCTTAGGTAAAAGCTCTATAGACAAGATACCGCCTTCATTAGTACCATAATTTACATTTATAGATCCAGCAGTAACTTCTTTATAACCAAGAGTGTCAATAAGATCCCAAGCCATGCGCTCATATTTATTAAAATCTTCGGGCGTTAACACTTGGTGCTTTACATCAAAGATTTGGCTAAGTCGCTCCACATGGAAGTCGATCTTTCTAGCTCTTTTCTTCTTGCCTTTGAACGCTACCGTGATATTTGTAACTTTATCCATATTGCCTCCTGATGAATACAGGATAGCGTGTAATACTTACAAAATCAACTATCTCTTTCATTTTGTGCTTTGATTATCTCATCAAGAGACAGCTTAGGCAGGCCAAGGCTCTTAGCTCTTACGTATAGCATTAGATGCTGAAATAGGTGCTTGATCATACCTGGCTTGTGTATTGATCTGAGATGGCCCTTCAGGTGTAGGCTATGATAGTCTGTGACCAGAACAAACTTTGGTCCGTTCTTGTTTTCTTCCTGAATTAGGGCGTGTTCCCAAGATATCATTCGCTCCTCTTATAGCACCACTGACACCAGTTATAAAACTTCCAGCCATCAGTCCTGCGATCAAGATGACCTCGAACACCACAGTGTTCACATTGTTTGCCAAAAACAAAATTAGCAAGCCACTTCATAGTCCTACCATCCGTTGTGTTCTTTTAGTTGGTCAAATCTAACTTTAGATATTAATCTTGGATAAATCCATGCCGGATTCGAAAACAGTCCTGAGTCATTTTTATGAAGGGAATAGTCCTCCCATGCTTCCCGAAAAGTTTCCCATAAAACTTTTTGGCCTTTAAGCTGTACTACCCATACAATTTTCATCTTCCCTCCTAGTGCCATATCTCGACCGTTTCCCAAAGGATAGCACGGGTCATGTGCCATGGCAAGCTTTCCATTAGCCTGTGTTTCTGCTCAAACGTGAACAGGGTTCCTACAGGGTATTGGCCGATCTCCGTCATAAGTCTGTAGCGTTTCATCTAACCACCTCAGTAAAAATTTGTCCCTTGACCCACTTGTCAAACCACCTGGAGGCTGTGTCTGGCTTAAGCTTTGCGGCCCTTGCTGAATCAGACATGCAGGCGTTGGTGGTCTTGTAAACCATAAGGAAGTATTCAAACCTATCTCGCTTCTGCTCGTATGAAAGTCCTGTTAGGCTTGTTCGTTCCATCTAATCTACTCCTTCTAATTTTTTGTAAATTCTACAATGTTTAAATAAACCGAATCGTCGGGACTCATGTCCATATTGAAGTTGCCATTCCAGATAATATCACTGCCAAGCTCAACGCCGATTATTTTAAATTTCCACTCTTTTGGTTTTGATACTGGCTCACTCATCTTTTCACCTTTAGTCCTGGGATCACAGCCACACTTTCAACCCCTACGGACCAAAGTTCAAAGCTTGTGCGCTTGTTTGCAGGCTTTGCGATGGTGGCCCCATCGAAGTCCTTATCAACGATCACCCACTTGTAGACCCCTGAGACCAGGACATCGCCAAGCTTAGTTTTCTTCAAGATCTGCGCTACTGTTTTCATTTGTCGCCTCTTAGCTTGCTTTTTGTATAATTCAAAACATTCGCTACATATTGTGCCTGTGTGGTCGACCCGGTGTCGCTTGCAAAACTCGTATAATATTTTCATTTGTTGCCCCTAAGATAGGATAGAACATCTTCGACTGACTTCCAAGCCCCATTTCTGTTTAACGACTCTTCAAGGATAATCTCAGCAGCCTTCCTTAATGCTTTCTCGCTGGCTTCATAGGCCGAGTATTCGATTGTGTGGAATGATTCCCAGTACTTTTTATCCATGTTTGTTTTATGTGTGGATATTAAGACCTCTTCATTAGAATACGATAGGTCAATCCAAAACTCCTTCGGATTCGTGTCCAAAGCGTGAAGATCATCACCTTTATTCGTGTCCTTTTCGTGCTTATCGCTCATTTTGCATCCCTCATTCTTTTTGTAAATTCTTCAAAGGCACTGAATTCTGAATATGGGGCTCCACTGATAAGCCCATCGGCAACCATAGACTCGATCACTTTATAATGCTTATAACTAACCACTCGGCTGGGTGCTTCCCCGCCTGTGTTGGCAATCTTCTGTATGAACTCTTGTAATTGTTCTTCAGTCATTGCCAGATGACTCATTTGTTCTTCTCTTCTTCTTCTTTGTTGTGAAGCAAATTGCCCGTGTCCACACTGACGTATTTGTTGAGTTTTGCATAAGGTTTGAAAAACTCGATCAACTCATTCTCCGTATCCGACACCACAGTAGCATTATGATGCTTGGTAACCTCCGGTCTTGCCAGACGGTCAGGGCCAACATGTTTTTTAGTCTGCCTACTCATCTGCCACTCCCCTGACATCAAACTATCACAAATATCCCTAAAATACAATATAATATTGTTTCAACTCTTCGTGTAGAATTTCTAGGGTTTGCTTCTGCTCTTCGCTGATCTTACCATCCAGGAAAAGACGAGCAAGCCCTCGTCTCTGCTTCTCTTTAGAGATTATCAAGGCTGCCTCTGATAGGCTTATACATAGTTCGCTATCTGATCGCTCTTTGAGCTGCCTACTCATTTGTCATCCTTCAGCCATTCGACTATTTGGTCAACGGTCATGTCTTTGCCCATTACACTTGTGCTAGTTTTAAGTAGCTCAGCCGCTTTCCTAAGCGCACGTTCGCTGGCTTCGAGTTTATTCCTTAAGATAATCGCTTCACGATATGGCTGGTAACAAATCAAATTATGAGCCTTGATGTTTATTGTTTTTGTTTTATCTATATCGTTTTCAGTAACGATTCTGTTGGATGGGGCATGGGCAATAAAAACGTCTCCTGACTTTTTTAGCTGAGCAATAAACTCTTCGCATCTAACTTCTGTCCATTCGTTTATTCGATTTTGAATTTTGGTTACGGCTTTTGTTAGCCTATCATTTCGGTCGCTCATAAATCACCTTTAGCTTCCCTCGCAGCCTGAACAACGTCGCGGTGTTTGGCTAGGGTTTCTCCAGCCACAGATTCCATTTTACTTAATGGCATGCCAGATTGTTTACCATAAGCATAACATTCAAGCGCATCAGCAAGCTCGATAAGGGCGATAGAAAGAATTTTGTTCTGCTCTTCCAGTTCTTTGTAATTCCATTTGTCCCAATCTATTCGTTTCACTCATCCCCCACAGTGTTGCGATACAAGGAAAGGGCTTGTCCTGTCCGCTCCGTTATTGGGCTTAGCCTGACAGGTGCGCAGTGGACTTTGCTGTTCATTCCGTGCGGTCCAATCCGCCATCTGCCAAAAATTTCTTAAAATCATCGTTTCCAAAATGGCCTTTAGTTATTTTCAAAATCAACCTTGGCGTTAGCTTTTTTGGAACTTCGATTGATTTAACAAATTCTTTTACCCCAAACTCGCAAGCGCCAGTGATTGTCCTATAGGCGGCAATTGCGTCATCTATTGTGACCTCTTGGTCTGGGTTATCCTTCCATGACTCAAATTCTGAAACGTCTCTTCCAGAAACCTTGTAACGCAAATCTTCAATGGCCTTTTCAATCGTCTCGCCATGGGAGAATTTGTCATTACGCTTAACGACATAGCTTATGGTTTTCTGTAGTATCTCTTCGCATTCAAAAACCTCTATTTCACCGATCTTTTTCTGTGACTTTAGCTTTTTGCAGATGCCGTCAGCGTAAACATAACCACGCCTTATCCATTCTTCAAACGACGGCTCAATTTGTTTTGGGATTTCCCGAACATGAGAGGTGTTTGATTTTTCCTCAACATTGACAGGGCATCCCTTGAACACTGCTGTCGAGTAGTCCAAGAGTTTTTTAATTAAAACTTTTGATGAAAGCACTATCGCGTAAGCAGAAATAAAAAGCTGGACCCTAGATTTGCCCAAAGCCACGACGCTGGAATTGTTCCAAGCCACGACGCTGGAGTTGTCCCTAGCCTCGACGCTGGAATTGTTCCAAGCCACGACGCTGGAGTTGTCCCTAGCCTCGACGCTGGAATTGCCCCTAGCCTCGACGCTGGAATTGCCAAAGGCGACGACCCTAGAATTGTCCCAGGCCTCAACGCTGGAATTATCCCAGGCCACGACCCTAGAGTTGTCCCTAGCCTCAACGCTGGAGTTGTCCCTAGCCACGACGCTGGAGTTGTCCCTAGCCACGACGCTGGAGTTGTCCCTAGCCTCGACGCTGGAATTGCCAAAGGCGACGACATTGGAATTGCCCAAGGCCTTTTTTACATAAAGCCAGTCTGAATTTTCCGACCTGATTTCGATTGTCGTGAACTCTTCAAAACTGTCTGGCAAAGCATCTAAATCAGATTGTTTTTTGATTACTACAGTTTTCATTTCCCCTCCATTATGTTTTAATTTACTCACTCATCCCCCACAGTGTCGCGATATAAGGAAAGGGCTTCAGCAATTGCGCACTTAAAACAAATACTCATCCCGGTTTCTTCAGTATCTTCGCCATAATATCCGCATTCACACGATAACTCTTCGAAATCAGGATGTTTAGATAGGTTTACCAGCCCCATCACCACTGACGACTTCAAAGCGGCATCCCATCCTGCTTTAAACGATCTAGCTCTTGCGTCGGCGTCTTCCAGCGTGTTCATTATTCTATCGGCATACTCTTCAGCCGCCTTGTCGCGTTCGGAATTCATTTGCACCCCCTAATTAGTTCCAAAAGTTTATTGGCAAATTTGCTGTATTCTTTTTCAGAATCATCAGCAGCATAAGCAGCAGCAGCAGTAGCCGCAGCAGTAGCAGCAACATAAGCATCAACATAAGCAGCGTCAGCAGCATAAGCAGCAGCAGCAGCATAAGCAGCAGCATAAGAAGGATAAGCAGTGGCATAATCAGAAGCATAAGTAACAGCATAAACAGCAGCATAAGCATCATAAGCAGCGGCATAAGCTTTTTTTATTGCCTCTAGATCTAAAATATCTTTCCGTAGTTCAAATAAAACGCTGTCAATCGCAGCAAGTGATCTTTCGTTTTTAGTATGTGTTCTGACAGACTCGACAATAAAAATAAGCATCGGTATCTTAATTTTATTTAAGTCTGCGCCAACATTGATTGCATCCAGAAATAGCGACGGAAAGTTTTTGGCCTCATCATTTGGTAGACCCTCAAAAATTCTATCTTCTAATCTTGCTAGCCACTTAGGTATGCCAAGCTCGGTCTCGTATGCTGAATGGTCGTCGCTATGAATTGTACATCCCACGGCACAGCCTTTACCGTTCTCCCAGTACTTGCCTTTGATAATTTCATCGGCGGCTTGGTGAGCCAATATTCGGTTTAGATATTTTTGTTTAACTTTTTCGTCATTGTGAAATGCTTTCACTGTTTTCTCCTTTTAAGTTCATGTTGCCTCCTGATAGATACAGGATAGCTTGCAATAATTACAAAATCAACTTTTCTTCTTCGTTTTCTTAAATTGAGACTTCTCGGCGTTACTGAAGGTCATAACCAATAGGAGCGGCATGAGCATCCACCATGGCGACCAACCGTGGAAGGTGATGATGTAGGCGGTTCCACCCAGAAGGGTCATGTTGTAAACAAACAGGAATATGTAGGCCAGCATGTTATTTCTTTCCTTTCGATCGCTTGATGGTTTTTGTTACAATCTTCCTGATCTCTTCAGGCGTGTACATATCACGGCCAGTTCTCTTCTTGTAAAACTCGTTCATCACCATGAAGCCTGTAACGATGTCGCACAGGTCGCAGAAGCTCATCTCTATAACTTGTTCTTTCCTATTGGCTGTCTTTGCCAGTGTGATCTTAAGGTCCATATCAAAACTTTCAATCCTAAGACGCTCCGTGCCCTTATTCTGACTGGTCCAAACCGAACCCTTGGACGCGCTCGCCTTCATGATGAGTCTCTCATACCAGCCGCGCTTGTCCCTCATGAACTCAATGTCAAACTCAGGCGTTTTCCTTAAACCATCAACCTCAATCACTTCCGCAGTTGTGACCAAAACCTCGGACTCCTCTTTGTGATTTTTCACGATCTCTTTCTTAGTTCTCATCTACTATCCCAACATCTTTTGTAATTTATTCAACTCTTTCTTGATGGCCGTCTTATTCGCAATCTTAAACTGTGGAGCAAACCCACTCACAAGCTCAAGCACCACAGGAAAAGTTAGAGTAGCAGGCGTGATGACCGCATCTATCTCTATAAACTTCTCGATCAGATCTTCCAACTGCTTCTCGTTCTTGATCAGGTAGTACCGGTTGTACTCTTTTCCAACCGGTTTTTTGTTCTTATTATAGGTCCAAACATATGACTTCATACTAGAAATCCAATCCGATACCAATCAGAACGCTTTCGTTTGACTGCACCTGGCCACTGACGCTGATCTTGTCTGTGATCAAGCGCTGATACTGCACTCCGCCGATGGCACCAACGTTTGTCTCCACCTCAACGAACGTTCCATAGTTTGTGCTCTTAAGACCTTCTTTAGGTCCGTTACCAGCATGGACAGAGACCCTGTTTTTCTTCTGCTCACCCTTACAGACAAGCGTGTCCGTTTTCTTTGTTTTGGTAACAACAAACTGCTGAACTCGTGGAACAACCTTAAACTTCTCAGCGGGCACAGACGTCTCTCGACCATCGGCCAGGCGGACAACGATCGTGGCACCTACAAGGTGGGATGGAACACCGGTCTTGATCTCCATCTTCTCCTCGGCAACCTCGGCGCTGCTCTCAGAGAGAGTACATGTGTCACTTGCTTGAGCGTTTAGGGCTAACATCGCAATAAAGAATAATGATAAATATTTCATATTAAACTCCCGTTACGGCTGTGCAACTGTTCCCTGAGGGATTGCATATGCGCTGATTGTTAATCTGTAGATTATTGTCAACATTGAAAAAACACTGATTATTGCCTGTTCGGTCGGTTGTTTTATAGTTTCCAGGTGCCAGTAAGACCAATCGGTCTTCGTTTGGTCCGCCGTCGTAAAGCGCCAAGATATTTCCGTCTGTTAGTCTTAATAGGATTTCGTCATTTGGGAATTCTTTACCACAAGGGAATATATAGCCTGCGATTCCGATACCACTAGTTCCAGGACCCTGTGGACCCTGTGGACCCTGTGGACCCTGTGGACCCTGTGGACCCTGTGGACCAGTAGCTCCAATTTCTCCATCTTGACCATTGTAGACTACAACCTGAAACTCGCCACAGCTTATCATTGCACCTATATGTTTGTCATCCTGATCGAAAACATTGGTCACGCTACAGTCCGTACCATCCCGACCATCCCGACCATCGTCTCCTCTATAAATCGCGACCAGCTCTTTATCGGGACTACAGCCAAAACTCATCACCAACATGATGGCTAGCAATAACTTCTTTTTCATAAATCTCCTCTTTTCTGGGCTATGTTTAATCTTCCTACACTATCTTACAAAAATCAATGCCCTATTTTGACCCATCGCCAAGTTTTAAAGTTTCTCCAACCTTCTTAGTCTCGTTGCCACCCAAGCCCATAGCAATGCGCATGTTCCTGCCTTCTTCATATCCTGCGTTCAAGGCGTGACCGTCTGTCTGCACTGCTATCTTAGATGGTACGCTCTTGAGCTTACCGTTCAAGCTATCTTGGATGAACTGATGAAGGTTTGAATCTTTTACAACCACAAGACCTGTCTCTTCCTCAGCACCCATACGAGCGCTTTTAAGCTGCTCATGTAAACCCTTGAACACACCTAGGTAGAAGCTGTTGCGCGATGCGTCTTTTCTTCCACTTTCCTTCTTATATTTAAGGAATAGGTCACGGAAAGATCGGGTCAAGAAATCCCTAACGTATTTTGCAATAATCACGTTGTGTGGCTGACCAAATATTACGTAGCAGTGATGCTCGACGATTTTGTAATTTTTATCCATGTCTTTTCGCTTGGTCTGCACTATCTCTATGAAGAAGAACTCTCGGAGAAGGCTCTGTATGAACTTCCAAGCTGGGTCCTGTCGTTGCCTACCGGTATCCACAAGCTCTGAGGTGTAGTCGCTTGATTCCTTCTCGATCTCCGTCATGGTCAGGTTGTGCTTGGTAAGAAGGGTTTGAGCCATCCTTGCAGCAGCCTGTGACTCGTGCTCGTTTGAAGAGTTGGCAAGTGCTAGTAGCTTTTGAATCTTATCTATGATCTGTTGATTTTTCATTGTAACCCCATCGCCTTCATTACGATGGCGCCAAGAACGTGGATCTCGGGATTAAAATCTTCGCTGTACGCTGTGGCTTCTACGTCTATCTTTTCCATCACCGCGATATGTTCTTCAAACGTGATTGGGATGGCCATGTCTTGGCTTCTAAAAAGTTGCAAACCAGCACCAATCCAGAAGTTCTCTTCTCCGATTCGGATTCTGTAAACTTTGTTCATGTAGCCCCCTTGTTCGTATAGGTATAGAATACAGGGGATTTGTAAAAAGTACAAGAATTTATAGGTGTTTTCTCAAAAGGAGACGGCGTTTCTGCCTTCCTAGATGCTTCAGGAAGCTTTCTCCCATAAGGTGTTCCATCTCGTGCTGCACACAGACAGCATCGACCTGCGTGAATGACTCAATCTGATCTGCTCCGGTTTTGTCCTGATACCTGATCACGACAGCCTCACTCCTGACACCTGTGTCGACAAACGCACCCGGTAGTGATAGGCATCCCTCTTGAAAGCCAGCGATCTTATCGCTCTTACTGACGAGTCTTGGGTTCACGATGTCGCGCCTCTCGCCGTTCTGAAGCTCCATCACGAACATCGATAGCATGATGCCCACCTGATTTGCGGCAAGCCCGATGCCTTTTGCACCCTTCATGGTTAGAAACATCTGGTCTAGCTGTTCAGCCAAACCCATATCGAACGTTTTTACAGGCTCACATGGGGTGACCAGTGGCGCCGCTTCTAAGGATAATATCTGAAGCGGCATCGTTTTATTCATTAAATGAGTTCTTTCTGAAACATAAAGGTGATCACGATACTGGCTAGCAATACCGCAGGGGCTCCCATCAGTAGTCCGATCAGGAAGAAAGGGAAAAGGGAGGAAACAAGGCCAACACCCAATATCTTAAGGAAGTTTACAAATAGCTTCTTGGTTGGTTTTCCCATGATGATCCTGTACGCGAAGAATACAGCCGCAAACAGAAGGCTTCCGTTTTGTATAATGGCGTAGACATCAAATAGACTCACTGGATAGTTTCTCCATCGCTACCTTGTTTCAAAAAATCCTCAATAGCTTTAGCGTTTGGGGTAGAAACCGTAGAGAATTTATTGCTTTTTAATATATCCATGAGCCTAACAAAATCCTTATCCTCAACTATGATCCTAAGCGCCAGGAATCCGTCTTCTCTGGCTCCTGTCGAGCTGATCAGTTTCTTGTTTCTCTCCGTCATATGGGTTTGCATTACAAGAGCTACGATGTTTGCTCCTGATATGCTACTGTTTAGGTCTTCCATCACATCCTTAGATACAAGTAAGGCAGACTCTACTGTAGTCTTGTCCTTAAAGTATTCCATAGCTAGCTTGATAGTCTCTTCCATGTTTTCATTACTTAATTTACCTTTCATTTTTCTTCCCTTCGTTAGTAGTAACCATCGTTTTTATTAAAAATAATACACCCAAAAAGAACATTGCAAACCCAGCAAATCCGAAAAATTTGATAGCAAGACCTAGCAACCCTCCAAGAACAAGGCCAAATAGGTATACAGAACCAATTATGGCCAAAATCATGAAGATGGGGCTCGTCATTCTTCCGACTTCTTGTCCAGTCTTAGCTGGGCAAGCGCCTCCGTAAATCCACCCGGATATCTTTTTTCAAGCTTGTCGTGGTTTAGCTGCATCACTTCCTCAAAAGAGCTGCCTACGGATTCAAGGGCTATGGACATATACCATAGAATATCCCCGATCTCCTCCATGACGTTAGCCTTATCAAGATCCTTTCCGTACATCACGTGTTTTTTAACAGCATCCAGAAGCTCCCCTGCTTCCCCTGCTATACCCAAAGCTCCGTGCAGAAGGCTTCCTGTTGTGCCCTCCTGGATGCGCTCAGCAACCTTATCGTAGCCTTTACGTTCTTTTGTCAGAGCCCATGTTTTATACGTCTTATTGTCCATCTTTATTTTCCTCTACTGATGAAATGTCTAAAAGTCTCCTGTATGAAACGTTGCTGATGGCAAGCAGGGATATCCCAAGTATAAGGGTCACCCCCAGGACATCCATAGAGTAATCTACCTGAACGAACAAGGAAGCCAACAATACAAAGCTCACCATGCACCATCCGAATGCTTTCCCTGATATGTAGAGAATTGCTAAAAGTATCTTTTCCATTAATAGGATAGCTCCATAAGATATCTAACAAAAGCTACTGCACCCAACTCTACAGCTATATCTACAGCTAGGAACATCACCTTTAAAAGGACCAGGGAAAACCCGATCTTCATCATGGTTGTCATGCTGACATCTAGCTGTAACTTGTTATTTGCTTTTCTCATACAATCTCCTTTTTATCTACAATACCACAATTTATCTAAAACACTAAAAAATTATTTTTCCGTATATTTTTCGCCATCTTTCCAGCGATTCAAACACTCGGAAACCTTCTCCTGCTCTATTTTGCCAGCCTTTCCTACGGCACAGTTGTTTATAAAATCTACGCAGCTCCAATCATAATCAGAAGCTCCAGGCTGCAGGCAGGTTGCAAAAATTACAGTCAACAAGATTTCCATCTAGTCCTCCACATCTCTTTCCATGTCTCGCGATACCAGAAACTCTCTAAATCTAGAGAATATAAAATTTACAACATCCTTACCTGCATCCGATGGAATTCCGGATTCGGCCATTGCCTTTTCAATGTCGCTGCGCAGATCGGTAAGCCCCTCATACTCAACCCATTCTTCAATACTTGAGATATCGTTTGGGTCCCAGGTGTTCGCAGGTACTACGTCTACACCCATCTTTCTTTGAACTTTTGACAGGATCTGCCTAATCCTTTCTCTTGTGACCCCTAGCCGGTCTGCAATACCTACAATCGAGTTACCCATAACCCACTCATTAACTATCATCGACTCTCTATTCGTTAGTATTCCCTCTGGGTTAAAAGGGACGTTGAGCAATAATAGATCCAATTCTTTTTTAAATTCTGACGGTTTTAAGATCCCGTCATCTGTAAACCTACTCGACATCTTTATAATCCTCTGCAGTCTTTTTACTATGAGGCTCCCCAACTGCGTAGAGCTGGTTGTCTTTTGGGCTGTGTAGGAACACGTAGCCTTCAACTTTAACCACCTCAAGTATGTCTTTATCTTCCATGCGGGAAAGGAACTCCTGCAGGCCCATCTCAACTACTCCGAATCCGCCATAGTTTAGTGTTTTCATTTGCACCCCCTAATTAGTTCTAAAAGTTTATTAGCAAATTTGCTGTATTCTTTTTCAGCAGCAGCATCAGTAGCAGCATAAGCAGAATAAGCAGCAGCAGAAGCAGCATCAGCAACAGCAGCATAAGCAGCATAAGCAGCATAAGCAGCATCAGCAGCATAAACAGCAGCAGCAGCATAAGCAGAATAAGCAGCAGCATCAGCAGCATAAGCAGCATAAGCAGCAGCAGCACGAGCTTTTTTTAGCGCATCTAAATCCAAAACATCTTTACGAAGTTCAACTAAAACGCCGTCAATAGCTGCCAAAGACCTTTTGTTTTTCGTGCTTGCTCTTGCAGACTCGACAATAAATATAAGCATCTGGATTTTGATTTTTTCTAAGTCAGCACCAACATTGATTGCATCCAGAAATAGTGCTGGAAAGGCTTTGGCCTCATTGTTTGGTAAGCCTTCAAAAATTCTATCCTCTAATAGAGCTAACCACTTTGGCACGCCCAGTTCGGTCTCGTATGCTGAATGGTCGTCGCTATGAATTGTACATCCCACAGCACACCCTTTACCGTTCTCCCAGTACCTGCCTTTGATAATTTCATCGGCCTTTTGGTGAGCCAATACTCTGTCTAGATATTTTTGTTTAAGTTCTGGGTCATTATGAAATGCTTTCATACCTACTCCTTAAACTTTCTGAAGTGGCCATCATCCGTGGTTCCAATCAGGCTTATATCCTTATTCTGAGGGATCAAGCTTCCGACGAATCCATCGTGTCTTGGACCATACTTTCTCATGATACTACGGGTCATAGCCTGATCAAACCAGTCGTCACTTATTTCTTTTTTTGAAAAATATTCTACATATGCAGAATGTGCGTATACCAAAAAGACCGCAACACCAGCTACTAATATATGGTAATCAAGAAATAACTCTATTACGCTTCTCATTTTTCTCCTCCCAGTATGTGTTCCCTGCACTTCTTACCGCTTCTGTACGTGTTCCCATCAACCGTCTCTATTACGCATCCTTCGCTCAGTGTCTGGGCAACAGGACCTAGCCTATATTTGAAGCTGGTGAGCTTTTTCATGTCCTGCGCCCTCACTATCACCTCGGTATCGTATACGCACCTGTAAAATTCCCCTGCCTGGTTACACTGAAGACTGAGTATGGATACGAAAATCAATGTGTTCATAGTCTTCCTTTCGGCCTATTCAGGGCTTTTATGGCTTCTGCGGTGTAGTCCTCGATGAGATTTAGTAGCTGCTCCCTGCTCATACTGTCAATGTCTTTTACAGGCGTAGCTATGATCTCCAGGGCCTTTGTCATAAGTCTTACATATCTGACCTGTCTAAGATCGGAGATCCCCTCACAGGCCTCAACACAAGCCTTTATTCTTTCGTCATGCCATTCCTGCGCCAGATCGTGCATGGTTTTGCTCATATTATGCTCCAACAACTTTCTTTTGACGACCTTTTTTAGGCTGCTGCTTCAGAAAAAGCTCTGTAATGACGTCTCTAACGTAATCTTCGCCGTATGCAATCATCATGTTTCTGATGTGCATACTGATGCGGTATGCGTCAGGGCTTGTGTTTGATCCAAATCTGTCAGATGCGTCGATCAGGTTGTTAAGTTCTTTTTTCATAAATCCTCCGTTTGTTTTACCCTATACTTATCGTAAAAATTACAAAAAACTTTAGCCTTTTTTGTAATTTTATCAATTTGAGACACCCATTTTCCGTGCTTTTCGATCAACCTCATCACAGTTCAATAGGCCCTGTATACTGTCTACCATGTAATTTGCGTGTAGTTTGGGATTGTACGATATTAGAATATCCCCGCAGGCATTAAAAAGCTCATCGTTCAGACTATCGTCTTTGTCCCTATATCTCTTTATAAGACGTTCCCTTTCTAAGAATTGCTCCTGTGGGTCTTTGGTAGTCTTTTTCACCGCCGCATCAATCATGGTGAAAGCGCATCCTGTGATGAAGGTTTCCTCTATAATAGCCGCCTCTACGTTAACGATGGCCTCCACATGATTGCAAACATCGTAGTAGGCTTTGACCCTGATTTTCTCATCCATCGCGTTGATCACCTTCTGTATTGGCTCCTGCATCCAGGTTAGCGAGCAGAGCATTATGAAGTTTAGGGTAAGCAGCATCTTATAAAAACCGTTAGGTAGTGCTGGGGATTTATTTCCTGAGCTATTCTGCGTCATACTCCTCCATCGCCTTTTTGAAAAGCTTTTCTAATCTGGTAGCCTCAAGCTCCTTCAGGGCGTGCTCAAGCTCTGCATAGTGATCTTTGTTGGGGTCCTTTGGATTTGTCACCATCTCGCCAAGGTTTCGCTCAGCCTCAGATATGCTCATCTTCTGCTTTACAAGCTCAACGCAGACGATACACATCACTTCATCCTTTCCTTCATGCTTGGGAATGTTTTCCTGTTTTCCCTCACCTCATGCCAGGCTGGTGGCTGCAGGCCCATTGAGGCTGCGTCCGATAGCGCCAGCATGTAGCGCTCCAGATAGTCAAGCTGCTCCATGATGGCCTTTCTTTGCACCACAGGGCACTCCAGAGGGTAGTCCATCAACATCTTGATATTGGCAACCCCGTTAAGTTCTATTGGAAATTTTTTCATATATTATCCTAATCAGTTGAATCGATAATTTCTTGAAGCCATGTTAGGCGGCCTTCATTGTCTATCGCGAAAACCATCTCCCCTATAGCAACAGTAGGAGATCCGTCGATCCTAAAAGCTATGGCCCTGTCCTTGGGAATTTCTTTTGTATTCCTGGGCAGGTTTTCAAACTGACTTACGTGTAAAAATTGGGCAAACCTCTGTATAAGGCTACCCACATCTTCCCTGTAGTTCTTTGTAAGACCCCTACCTAACTTTTCAGTTACGATCTTCATTTACAACCTCCTCGTACATGCGCTCTTCAGCCTCCTGCCTAGCCTCCTGATATCCGTATTCCAGAGCCTGTTCGTATTCTTTTACGCATTCGGGATGACCACAGGTACCCTCTACAAAAGGCTGAATAAGGCCGGTTTTCCAGTGTGGCAGCATGACAATCTTGGCATCTCTGTCTTGGCAGATAGAGCATCGAACCTTATCCATAAAACCTCCTGATATGGAGATAGTAATATGTATAAGTTACAATGTCAAAACTATTTTTTTAATGTTTCTTTTTGAGACTTTCTGTCTTTAAGGTCTTTTTTGGCCCTTGCCATTTCTTTGCACATCTGGAATTTTTTGATGTCTTTTTTGACGTTTTCGATGACTATCTCAGTTCTGCCTTCGTGTCCGTGAAGTCTTTTAACCTCAGAAATTTTCATGAAGACCGTAACAGTTTTGATGTCCGTAAGCCAGGTGAAGGCGCCGGACCCATCATCAAATATCACACCCTCCGCAACGACACCTGTTCCTGAGTTGTTGTGGATGTCTTCGTGCCTTAGCATGTAGAATGTTTTCATAAACTATACGCTTTCACCATCTGTAACGGGTAGCCTAGAGCACTTGTCGCAGACCAGATAGCTGTCATCCGATCCAGGCTGCTCTTTCCTAGCCCATCTGTGAGGAGGGCAGTAGTCGCCCCTGATGTATTTTTCTGTAATCCTTCTCTGCTCAGCCCTGCTAACTGCGCCAGATATGACATATACGGAAAAAATTAATAGGACGAGGAATAGGATATCCATCTAGTTATCTTTTTTCATTATGTCGTATTTTTTCTGCAGCTCTTTTACGATCTCTTTTATCTTTTCAGGCTTACCTATGACCAGGTGGTCTATGCTATTCTGGTCGGGTATTGCTACAGCCCAGCCGATATCGGCCATCAGCTCACCCAGCTCCACCATGATGTTAATTGTGTTAATGGATGGTCTTGTTTTCTTCCGAATCTTCTTCATTTTTTTCAAACCTTTCAATCGCTCTCTCCACCATAACCTTATCTAGTGGTAGAAACACATAAATGTCTACGGCGATGTACCCTAAAACAGGCTCATAGAATTTACCTATCTCGTAGATTCTACCGTCTCCCTGAGTTTTCTCATACAGGTCTTTTAGTTGCTGCTTAAGATCTTCCTCCGTCTTTGACGACAGCGATATTGTGGATATGTGAATTCTAGACATAAAACCTCTCTAACAATACTAATATTTAGAAACGGCTATCGTCCAGCTTTTTTTGTGTTTTTTAGATTTTTGACATCTGCGTAAAGAGCCAGCTCTGTGCCCGCCTGCTGATATACGTGCCTTGGTACGCCTATCTGATCGATGATACCCCATTTTTTGGCCTCCTCAGATGTCATTGTCCAGTCTGCGTTATCCCTGTTCTTTATTTCTTTTTTGAGTTTTTCTACGGAGTTGCCGGTATCTTCCGCAAGGTTTCTAAGCATCATTTCGTTCAATGCCTGCACCTGGGCTGCATCTTCCTTAATATCCGATGCTTTTCCCAAGGTCATGGAGCTTACCTGGTGGATAAGTATTCGTGAGTCTGGGGAGGCAAACCTCCAGCCTTTCGTACCCGAAGCCAGGAGAGAAGCCCCGCAAGACATAGCCTTACCCAGGCATATGGTGCAGACCGGCTTTGAGGAGGTCTTTATAAGATCTCGCTTAGCTATTAGGCTATAAACCTGTCCGCCATACGAGTTGATGAAGATTGGGATCGCTTGAACATATGGGTCAGCTTCTATGTCAACAAAATCCTCATAGAACTTTTTTATGGAGTCGGTGTTGAAGTCGGTAACCCACACAGAATTTGGTTTTCTTTCGATTTTAGACATAGTATATCTCCTATACTATATACTATCACATCCTCCGGATTTTCCGCACGTGCAGTTGGCACAAAAGTTGGGTAGGGAGTCTTTCTCCTGCCCCAGCTCCTTTATCTTGGATATCAGCCACTTAACATCCTTTCTTATTATGTCCCTTGTAAAATTTTTATCCCAGTACTCGTCAGAAATACCTTCATCGCTGTATTCGTATTCCAGGGCGACCAGTTTCCACATATCGTCATTACTGAGTTTTGTGCTCTTCTTTTCCATTTTCTTTATCCTTTCCACTGGTATCCAGAACGCCTTTCTCATCGCTGTCGTGTTGAAATTTTCGACCCCAATAAAGTCCTGCGCAAACCATGAAAAGATTTATCGCCTGGTTGATATCGACATCCAAAACCTTAGACCACTTACCAACTATCCCTACAAGACATAGGTTGAAGCTTATGAATACCAGAGTAAGAGAAACCGACCCTTTGCCTGTTTTGGGGTCTCTGACGTTAGGTAGTGGTATCCCAAGATCGTTCATCTTTCTTGCCAACTGCTTAAGCTTTTCCATCATCGCAACCTCCTAAACTGGGTAGCGACACCTGCTCTCACCTTTCTATGATCCCAGTCAGGTATTCCGTTTACATCTTCGGGATAAATTTTCCATCCTATCCATAGTCTGCGCCTACCAAAACAACCAAACTTCCTCTGCCATCTTAGGCAGGAATATCCTCCCTGCCACGCCATGTAGAAGAAATCGTCGTCGTCAGAGTCGTATGCTTCTATTGTCGGCTTTTCAGGGGTTGCCCAGAATTTTATCCTGGATGGGTCAAGCTTTACTGAAAATAGTGTAACATATCTAAAATTGTTCGCAGGATTCTGCCTACACTCTGAAAAAATAATTCGACGCCAAAGCGGCCACTCCGGATTGCCATAGTGACCTATACCTTCTTCCTCGTTGCCCCATAGCCACATGATGGGCCAGCTAAACGCCCTCACCTGTCTTCCCGGATACATCTTCGATTCCCTTGTCTCCCATGCCCCAAACAGTACGGCTATGGGGACTGTGACAAAACCCATCGCTATAAAAATTGATCTTGCGACGATGGCGACAAGGAACCAGCTTATGGGAGCCCACAGATAAAGCCAGAAAGGGATATTAGCGTTTTTCATACCATCTCCGTATGTAATAGTTACATACTAAAGATTGTCTTTCAAAGCCTTTATAACCCTATTAAGGGTTTCTGTCGACTCCTCGTAGAACGGGGTTGATTTTGGGATCTTTCCGCTGAGAACTTCCTCATATCTTGTGATGTCCAGCGCTCTTAAAGCCTGTCCAAAACGCAGGTCCGGATTAGAATTGATATAGTTGGCCATCATCCTCAGGATTTCCATGTTGGCCTGTTTTCTTGTCATGTGACACCCACTTTACGTTTTACGTTTGAAAATACCGTATGGAGAGCGAAGCTCAAATATTGCTGCGAGCAACCCATCGCTCTTGCTATGTCGGTAATGCTTTCATCCTCGATAAAACCTACAAAAGCAGCCCACTGTGCATCGTTTTCTATAGATTCAAACGCATAGGATATAATCTCAGAAATCTTCTGAGCCTGATCTATATCCTCCTCGCACGTAGGGTGTAATATAGCTACCGGACAACTATCCAGGCCGACATCTCCTGTTTTTAGATTGTTTGACACATTAAGCTTGTTTACCAGAGTCCTTTGAACATTTCTGTATGCGTATGAAGAGAACGACATGCCCGTATCTTGTTTGTAGCTTTTACAGGATGTGTACATCTCGATTAGAGCCCACTGCGTCAGATCGTCCTCATCGACACCAAGGTTTGCTGCGTAGGATTTAAACTTTCTTACCAGGCTGGTCACCATGGGTTTGTGAAGTTTTAATACTTCCTCATATCTACCTTCTTTAAGAAGATCTGACGTCTTACCTTTTTTGCTGTTGTCCATCCATCACTTCGCCGTTTTACATTTTGCCGTACAGATGAAGCTTGTTATAAAGAGTCTTAAGAGTGATACCCAAAGCCCTGGCTGTCTTTGTTTTGTTGCCATCAAAGTAGCTAAGAATTGACAGGATATGCTCTTTCTCTACATCAGACAGGGTCTTGATCTCAAACTTTACGGCTTCAGTGACCGCAGCTTCGACTTTTTCTGCTGATAACGTCTGGTTTCCTACCGGTAGCACTTGTTCTTGGTTCGACACACACCCTCCTCAGGTTGGTTATTTTTTACATTGTAAAAAAGGGGTTGTTTTTAGTCAACCCCTTTGTAATTTTTACGAAGCCGCCATTACGATAGCGGTTTCAAGAGCTTTCTTGTTTAGTGTTGCACCTTGACCAAACCACAAACTGTCTAGTCGGCTAGCTTGATCTTCGCCTCTTTTATACTGTAAGAACTCAGTGATTGCGTTGTATGCTGCCCACATTGTTCCTTTGATCTCTGGCATATCGTTTCCGATTCCAGACACAAAAAGTGGCTCGATCTGCTCGATGATGCGCTTGTTGTTGATATCTTCTAGATTTCCTTCAGCCTCGATGATGCGCTTTGATGTATTGAACACAAGCTTTACGTACTTTTCTAGGTCTTTGCTGTTGATGTTTTTTGAGGCTAGGAGTCTATACTGCTCAGCAGTAGCTTCAAACTCAGAATCTGCAAGGTTCATGATGTCTCGGATATTGTTCATGTTGTCGACCACGTTTTTGGTGTGTTTGATCCGGATAAGCTTAGATGCTTCTGAGTTGATGGCTAGGGTTAGCGTATTATTGCACACCACACGAACGGGAGTGAAGCCCACTCGAACTGCTAGTGTTCCATCGTGACTGTTTGAAACAAGTACATACTTGTCAACGATGTCATTGCCTTTTACTACAAGCGGGTCACGGTTGATCTTTGCCAAAACCCACACTCGCTTACCCATTCGAAGGCTTCCTGCTGTTTCGATGGATGCTTCTTTTTGTTCGATGAATGGTCTGAAGAATTCAAAAGCTTCGCTATTCTGAAGTGGAACATACTTAGGACCCACGACACCTAGGATGGATTGATCGCTGTCGCGACGAGTTAGCTGAGCTTCGACTTTTTCTCCTAATCCTGAGAAAACTGGCTCAGTGGTGACTTTCCAGTTAAGTCCAGCGGCGACAAGGGCTTCTTCTAAGCTTGGTGCGTGGGAGAATCTGTGTCCCAAACTATGCCAGGGAACCTCACCTACAAACATCATCTTTTCTACCTCGTGACTCATAAAACCTCCTATTGGTTGAGATCAGTATGTCACGAAGTGGTTTTGTTGTCCAATTATTTATTGTAAATATTTTATAATGTCTTATTCTGAGACGAAACCTGTGTCTTTTGCGCTAGATTCGAGCTTGGCTTCGATTATACGTAGACGCCTCTCAAGATCTGCGACCTGTTCCCTAAGCATGGTTTTCTCGACATCTTCTACGATCTCGCCACGCTTTACGATCGAGATGTCGATATCTTCGGCAAGGAATACACCTTTATTCTTATTGAATACTGAGCCTAAAATCTGCTGAAGCTTTGAAGCTTCCTGGTCGTTGACCCTATCACTCACCTTAACAACGACAACATCACCTGGTTCTACATACATGGTGGAGACGGACTTTATAGATCCTAGCATCTCATCTATTCTTTTCGACACCATATTCTCAAGATCTTCCTGTTTTCCTGTTTTTGGCTGATAGCTCATTTTTTTAATCCAATCTCCAAAAGCCTTTCTTCTAGATACTGACCTGCCGTCAAATTTTCCGAAATAACGCATTCGTTCCTAGGGTGTACGAAAAGAGGCATAGAATACCTTGAAACGTTAGGGCCTGTAGGGTTAACAACCCTGTGGGGCGTACTCTTAAGTAGTCCGTTCGTAGCTTTTTGTAGCATGTCTCCTACGTTTACGACTATGGAACCGGGCTCACAATCGATATCCTGCCACTGGCCATCAAGACCCATCACCTGCAAGCCTGGTTGCGTTGCGGCTATGAGAAGGGTTATCAGGTTGATATCCTCATGAGGCGCAGCCCTTACCGCACCCTTTTCTATATCGTCCGGTAGTGGTGGGTAGTGTAGTATCCTTAGCAATGTAGACGAGGAGCTTTTCACCATGTGGTGGAGACTCTCTCCCTGAACCTTGGCAAGATCTTTCGGTATCTCTGATTGCAGCACAAACAGGATCTGCCTTGCTATCTCCATCAATTTGTATGATAGGGACTGCATGGTGGTGATGCTTATCCCCAACGGGACCCGATCAAAAGGGTAGAACAGATGATAGAATTCTTTCACATCCTTTACAGAATAACCCTTGGCATTTTCTGTTCCTACGGGGAAGTATCCGTTACCGTTGTCTTTTGCCTGATACCTGAACTTGTTTTCTGTACGAAAAAAATCTGCCCACTGTGTATAGGCTGCATCGATCATGTTTACAGGTATCCCGTGATTCCTTATAACGGCGAAACCAGTTTCTTTAAACGACTCTATCACTATCCCTGCCCAGTTGGGGTTTTTCATGTCTGCATTCTTTATGACAAAGTTTTTCACCAACCTTAGCTTAGTCATGGTCGTCTTCTTTCTTTTCGGCCTTATAAACAACATCGATATCTATGCCGTAGGCCACTTTTACCCATGCCGCTATGGGCTTGCAAAGGCCAGCACTAGACCATCCATCCCTCATGTCAAAAGGTGCTACCTTCTCATCTATGACAAAGCATGTGATGTCTGCTTTGTTAAGCCACAGGTAAGGTGCCGCAGGTCTGTAATCATGCTCATCTAAAAAATCTTCAAAAACCAAATTTGGATTTGCACCTATCAGTTTTTTTGCTAGACTGTCTATCTTTTCTTTCTCTGCCTCACTATCATAAAGGTGACCAGTCTTCTCAAAGTAGTCGTAGTAATCCTTATATCCCTTCTCAACAGCAACCATCTTTTGAGCCATTTCATATGCGTGTGATTGTATAACACGTGTTCTTGAATCACAAACCCACACCCATCCACTCCTATCTATAGCAAATGGCGAATCTTCGATAACCCAGTTTTTTATCAGTCTTAAAAGATATTTAGGCCTTTTTATCAGGTTTGTAAAGAATCCTTCTATCACGAATTCTTTTATGTTGGAAAAATAAGGCCCGAACGAAGATATAAAATCTTTCCACATATGTGGCTTCCACCAGTACGTTTTCCAGTATGCGCACACATCAGAACTATCTAAACCCATCTTGTCATAGGTGCCGTCCGCTTTTGGTTTCTGGTCATCTACCCACACACCATCCACCATGGAGCCAAAGTTCCATCGATCGAGTTCCATGCTATATATTTCTAGCTTGCGTTTTATAAGGGCATTTTCCATGACTCTGTCTATTCTTTTTTTCGACATGAAAACTCCTACCTCCAAAAATCAATGGGGCCTGGAAACGATCTTCCAGACCCCATCTAGCTTGTTACTACACGACGGATCACAAGCAACGAAAGGGAGGTGTATTCATATTATCACCAATCCTGTAAACGTCAAACCTCATCTTCTTCTTTTGTATTTTTTTTAAAATAAGATAGTATCTTTTTTCTATTCTTATATATTGTGGCTGCCAAGATGGCTGGTATGGCACCTGGAATTAAAATTATGGCGATGGTTAGGACAACTTTCTGTTTGATCCCGTACCTGTTGTTTTCCATATATTTTCATCAATCCTTGGAGTCTCCGCATATGGCCCAGTATGTTCTTTCTGATTTTTTTACAAACTTTTTTAAACAGGGGCTTTCCGGATAGTAAACCACACACCGACTTTTAGCCGACCTTAGGGATCTTTTGTCCACGGTATTCCATACGGAAGTCTCGTTGATAACAATTGTATCGGGACAAGAAACATCGGATGAAATGAATAGGTAAGCCAATAAAAAAACCATCAGCTAAAAAGCCTCTCTATGTAGATCTCAGCCTTCCATCCATCGTCGAAATTGCTATCCATAATAACCCTGACAAGCTTGGTCCCTTTTCTGGTTTCAAATATTCCATTATACAGACCTTTTTCTTTTGTTTCTGAAAGAACTACGAATTCTGTAGAGTCTTTTTGATAGTCGTATATTTCTAAAGAAACGTGTTGCGGCTTTTTTAGCCCTAAGAAGTAAAGCAGCCTTGTAGTTGATCTTGTGGGCTCAATCGTCACCTTTACCAGATATCCAGCATTATCTACGAACTCAGCCTCCCTCTCTTCTAGGTATCTGCCGCCTCTATTTTCCATTAAAAGTCCCATCCAACTCCGAGAAAGACATCTCCGCCGCCTCCTAGCTGTGTGTAATAATTACCATCCAGAGGCCCCTTGCCTAGTCTTATCGAAGCCCTTCCTCCCATGAGCACATTGGCTATCAGGAGGGATGTTGCGCTTATCTCAAGAGTTTTGAGTCCCAGATAATTCTTCAGCGCTTTCTCCGTACTCTTCAACTGTCTTTTTTCCCAGCTTCTTATCCTATCGTACACACCTGCCTGGCGGGTAGAGGCTTCTATTGCCGATGTGCAGGCTCTTTCGTAGTTTATGATATTTTGGTCAAAGGGATTGTCGCCAAAGTTTTGGCACATGACTCCAACCAAACCTGAAAGAACCACACTGTTGACACCCATCAATATGTTCCTATGATGATTTTGCCTACGTATTTCGGGGGATATGAGATGTGGTTGCTAACAACCACCTTAGCAACGTAAAAAGTAGACTGAGAATCAGGGGCGCCATTAAGTCTGCTAACCTCCATGCTAGCCTCCTTCTCAGTCTCTGCATAAAAAAGAATCCGTGGCTCGAAAACCCAGGGGAGTTTTTCGATCACCGCATACACTTCATAGTATCCGCTTCCTGTTTTCATCGTCCTGCCTTCTGTAAAAGAGAAAGTCCCATACTTAGCACCATAAAGAATATTAATAGATAATTATAGTTTATCGCCCAAAAATAGTCCAGCATTGGCACAGAGAGTATGGACCAAACCACCAACCCTTTTATGATATCTTCCCTTTCTTTGTCTAGCTGGGAGAGAAAGCCAAACATGCCCCCTAGATAAAACATGGCTGCTGATAAGATCCCTACATTCTTCGTAAACAGGAAACCCGTCAATATCATCACGGTAGATACCGAAGGCATTGTTTTAAAAACACTTGTTAAAAAATTCTTAAGCATTATTGCTTCCCTTTTGAATCGCACCAGGTATAGTGTCTATCTGTACCTATAGAGTATGCCCCACAAGTACATCTGGGTTCGCGCACGGGAGTGGGTTCTTCAGGAATAACCATAGCATCAAATCCCACAGACAAGTTGGCGATGGGCTTAAACACATCGCCCTTCGCATCTAGCCATTCGTTTAGGTATCCATCCCACTGATAGCTTTCACCTAGCCTGTAAGGATCTATAAACACAGTACCATCAGACGGCACATCTCCAAAACTGCCGTCAGGATAGACTATCTTATTTTTCTTACCACCTGGTAAAGTACTCATAGCCACCTCGTCTATCTTTTCTTGCGCTTGCCTTTTTTAGCAACCTTCTTGGGAGCACTCTTCTTGGCTTTGGGTTCATCAGTCTCCATAGAAATTTTGTAACTTAACGGCTCGCTTTTATCCAGCAGCTTTGTTAGCTCTTCATCGCTTTTTTGCTGAAAAGCCTCTGCTGCGGCTATAAGATCGGCTTTTCCCTTTTCGATGCCAGCCTCAAAACCTGCATGGTAGGCGTTTTTGCCTTCTTCTGAAGCCTTTTTGTTTAAAACTTTTGTAGTAATTACATACCCTAACGCTAAACCGATCATAAATATTAAGAACATCATCATTTTCTACTCCTCTTTTTTAACTTATTGGTTTTATTGGGTTTTTGTTTTAATAACTTAGACATGTTTTCTATCTCGTCCCTGATTTTTTCGGCCTGAGCGCTCATGGTTTTAGAGATTTCGTCGGGAGGCGTCTTTATGAGCCTTTCTGTCAGATAAAGCATAAACCTTTTCCTTTTTATCTCAAACCTAAGCTTTTCCTTGTCCACCTGAGCCCCCTTTTTTGTCAGTTTTACATAGGCACTGATTGTTGTCAACATGATACTATAAAAATAATGATATCAGGACAATCTTTCATATATTACATCTGAGCGTATTATTTTAAGAATTTTGGCTTTGATGAATGCAAATATTTGTTATTATTAAGGTTTTATGAAAAAAGAGATTCGTTTTTCTGCAGCAATCGATACCAAAGAATTCGACAGGGCGATGGAAGGCATGCAGCAGAAGCTGCAGAAAATTTATCAAACATCCGACCAGTCTAGGACACAGTTCGAGTCCCGAATAGCAAGCAGTCGTGTAGGGATCGGAGGGCCTGTAACCGAGGCCGAGAAGACTAGAAACTATCAGGGTGAGATGAGGGAAAGACAGCAGCTACTTTCCTTTATAAGGGACCAGCAAAAACAGCAGGATCTTATAAACAAGGAGCTGGACAAGCAAATTCTGAAGAAAAAAGAGCTGTTGAAGCTAGGAAAAGACACCCTGGAAATTGACAAGCAGATACTTACAAGCCAGGAAAAGCTAAAGGCCTCACGAGAACTTGCTATAGATGCCTCCAACAGGATCAGAACACCTGGATTTAATGGAGAAGGAGGTTTCTTTGGAATCGCCCAGAGGGCTGGTATGGCAGCTATGGGTGCTCGTCAAGGAGGAGCTGGTCTTTTAGGTCAGATGGGGGCTGCTGGAACAGCCGTCGGTAGAGGATTAGGAGCTTTTGCTGCGGCCAACCCACTAGCACTTGCTGGCGGCGTCGGATCTCTCTTGGCTGCAGGTATGGGAACCGTCGCAGACATATCACAAAGATTTGCGGAAGCTCCTAGAAATATACTTTCGGCACAGGGCAGTGCTATGCAAAGCGCAGCGTCCCCTGTCCTGCAGTCTCTTACCGGAGGCTCCTTAGATGCTCTTGCCTTCTCAGGGGAAAGAAGTAGGGCGATAAAGATGGCGGCTGAAGAGATACGGACAACCAGGCGTAACGATCTTATCAAGCTTGGGGCTGCGACTATAGGAGTCATAGCCGCCGGGGCACTGACCCTAGGATTAGCGCCCGCAGCTCTGGCAAGCGCAGGTCTGCTTGCAAAGACAGGCATCATCGGTGCGGGTGTGTGGGGAGCATCGGAAATATACGATCAGGGTCTTGACCGGCTAACCGGTAAATATGATGCCCAGATGGAAGCAAGAAGGGTAGCTGCAGTAGAAGAAAACTACGAATCCTTAAAGCGGGCTTCAGGCTTAAAGAATTTTGCATTTCAGAGATTTCAAGAAGATACGATGAAGAATCTTCCACTTCAGAGAGCTACCGGCATGAGCGACAGAGAGATGGAGAGGATGCTTCTAATAAACGCCAGATCTGGATTCCAGTTTGACGATACAAGAAGGGCCATGGGAGCCATAGCCTCTGCTGGAGGGTCTACCGGTGCCATGACAGATATCGGCGGAATCTTGACCTCCCAAAGATTGGAAAGAAATTTAGGTTTGTCAAACGCTGCCAGAGCCTACGGAAGGCTTTCATCTTTATTGGGAGGCGGCGGAGATAGCGCTCAAGCTCTACTTAATATACAGAACATGGGTTCACAGTTCAGTGGTATGGATAGGCAGGAAAGGAACGTATTCACAGAAAATATGCTTGATATGTTCCAGCGAAACGACGCAACAAGCGTGGGGTCGCAGCAGGCGCTGATGGGACGCTTCTCTGGTTTTATGACAGGCGGTAGTATGTCTCAGATGAGGGGTGCGGCTGTCGCGTCTAATTTTATGAATCAGCTTTCTGGGGCTTCTGGAGGAATCAGAGGAGCACTCCAGGCTGCGGCAATAAATAGAGACCCTAAGCTAAGACTTTTAAGTATCGACGAGAAGAATCTACTTCTGGGAATGACCGAGGAGCAGATTCTTTCAAACGCTAAGTCAGGAGATCCTTTCATGATGAACATCATGAAAAAGGCAGGAATCTCCAGCCCAGAAGAGCTGATAGAAAAAATCAAGAAGCCTGCTATGGTTACAAGGGGTGACATCGCTAGTAAGGTGGAGCAGATAAAAGGTCTAGATCCGAACAGCGATGAATACAACAGACTTTCCTCCGACATAATAGCAGGTATGTATTCTGGACCTCAGGGTGATGCTGTAGCGAAGATGTCTGCTGAGCAGAGAAAAGCGCTCGTAAAAGGCATAGCTGGCTTAGAACTATCTCCTGACGAGAAAAGATCGGAACAGGAAGCAAAAGATCTGATGAGCATGGCTACCGGAGGTGTTCCGGATACAGCAGGGGAAAAACTAAAAGCTCAGAAAGCGGAGGAGGACATCTCCGCAGTATCTGTTGTTGGGTCTTTCCAAAAAGAGGTGGGTATAGTAATTAGTGGTCTTTCAGAATTCAATACTGCCATACGAGAATCCGCCTCCATAATAGCCAGGGCATATAAAGGAGAAGATGTTGATAAGGGCATGCTTAGCACGGCGATCAGCACACTCAACAGTTCTTTTGTAGGAACTCCAGAAAAGGCTGCTCCTCCTGCTGACTCAGAGCAGCCTAGGTTTGGAGGCAATAAGTAATGGCAAGCACCCCATCAACGGCATATAAGGTTAACATAATACCTAACGGCAAAGACGGGAAGCATGACACTTCCCCAGCCTGGGTTCTTTCGTTTTTAAGATGGGGTAACAGATATCTGAACGTGCCTGAGCAGGAACAAAGAAACGCAGGCAATCCGCAAGATTTTCTTTTTACCAGAGAGATACTTGTTGTTGAAAATGATTGCGCATCAGTTGTTGTTCATCAGTCAAAGGGCTCCCACACTCCAACCATGCAGGCGATGCTGTATCCTGGAGACATCAACTACCTGACAGCTATTGCACCAGGAGATTTTGTTTTTGTTAACATGCTGGAGTGGGAAAGCGAGGCTAGAAGAGTAGGTAACAAAGCTAGAGCTTACAAACCGATAAACGAGGGACCTCCTGGAAAAGGACTAAAAGGCGACGGCTTTAAAGGTTTGTTTAAGGTGCACTCGGTAAGGCAGATGCTCTCCGTAGACCCCGCAACCGGAATAAAAAGAATAATGTATCAGATTACGGCTTACGGTTTCACAGAATTTGACAGCACCATATACTTTAACCCATTTCTTGTTGCTGATGAGGGAGATAGGCAGTTTCTGTTTGTTAGCAGGATAAGTAAGATATGGGAGCAGTATGTGTCTCAGTTGACAGGCACTATTGAGGTACAAAATCTCCTAAAACTTCTTATAGAGTCGTTGATAGGCCAAGGTCTTCAGAATGAGCTGAATACCGTTTCCGGCATTGGATTGAAGACAGATATCAGGCTTACGGAAAATACTCATTTCTACGTGCCATCAAAAGTCGGACAACTTTTGGGAGTAAGGGATGTCACTGCGGCTAAGGATATCTACAATTATCTTTTCGGTGTTCAGAAGTATGTGTCAGGTTCCAACCAGACCATCGCCAGCGGTGTTAATCCCAGCATATCGACCGTTCAGGGTCGTTTCTATATCACCAACAATAGCTGTCCAGGAAAAAGCCTACTAAAACCTGAATACTGGAATCAAACCACGCTATGGTCGATACTGAATCAATATACGAACTCGCCGATAAATGAACTTTTTACATGTTTCAGGCTCGATATCAACAATAAGGTGATGCCTACCGTAGTTTTTAGGCAAACGCCATTCTCATCAGATAAGTATGAAGGGTTGTCTACCAAATTTTTAAACCTTCCTAGATGGCAGATTGATTCAAATCTACTCCTAGATATAAATCTAGGTAGAGAAGAGGCGGCCAGGATAAATTTCGTACAGGTTTTTGGCTCCATGCCTTTTACCGGAGGAGCTGCGCAGGAGAATTTTGTATCAAATCAGATAGGTGGGGGAAATTCCGTAGCCGACACGCTAGACATAAGAAGATCCGGACTAAAGCCATATATCGTAACCACTCCTTTTGATGAGATCTTGTCAAATAAGCAAAACACCAACGCGCCACAATGGGCAAAATTGCTGGCAGATGCTTTGATCGGTGGTCAGCTTAAACTTAATGGAACCATAGAAACCTTTGGTATAGTGGAACCCATAGCTGTTGGCGATAACGTTGAGCTTGACGGAGTTGTCTATCACATAGATACTGTTGTACATAGGTGTTCGGTAGCTCCTGATGGAAAAAAAATATTTAGAACCACCCTTGAGCTGACGCACGGCATAGAAAAAACTTCTGCAGGAAAAGGAAAGATTTTTGCTCAGATGAGGAATACCGATGCCCAACTGAACCAGGAAGAAGATTATGAAATAAACAGCAAAAAGATTCCTGGACTATCCGACGAGCAAAGGATAGTAGGAAGAGAAGGTCAGACTCAGGGGCGCAACACTACCAGTAACGGTCCCTTTTCTAGTATTCCTGGATTACAAGATCCAGAGAAGAAGAAGGATACGAATAGGAAGGATAAGTAACCATGAGACTTAAAACAGGAGGAGTTCTTCCGCACGGACTGATGGGCGTGGATTTTAAAAGCGCGATTTCTGGCTTTAATAAGACCTACAGGAATTTCGCTTTGAGAGCCGGTATCGTAGTAAGATCCTATTCACAGAAAGACAAGGAAAACATATCCAAATTGGCCCCTGAGTATGACGTCGTGGTTATCGAGCAGGACGAGAACAGGGCGATCACCCCCATAACCTACAAAAACTGCATTGCCTCCGATTCGTTCGGGTCCATAGCAGATTATTTTGAAGCTAGACTAAGAACTCAAAAGAAGATAAAGAATAAAAAAACATTAGGTCGAGATTTTGCCGGTCAGGATGGAGCGATAGTTCTACTTCTCTGCCTAGACGGATCTTCCGAAAAAGCGATCATCATAGGGGCGCTTAGTCATCCTGAAAGAAAATCCAAACTTGAAGGAGACGGCCAGATACTGGCTGGTGAATTTAACGGAATCTCTATAGAGGTGAAGGACGACGGGTCCGCAAATCTCACTTTTAAGGGTGCGACCGATAACGAGGGAAAGCCCAAGGACGCATCCCAAGGAAACACCACCATAGACATAGAGACTGATGGCACCGTACAGTTTAAGCACAAGGGTGCAACCCAAAGGATAGAGAAGGGAGGAAACTTCCTTCTTTCCAACCAGGGTACAACACTGATCGATTCTAAAAAATCCACCACAATAAAGACAGCCGATGCCTTCACCATGGAGGCAGCCGCTGATGCGACGATGAAGATGGCTAGCTTTGTGCTTGAGGCCCAAGGTTCTGCATCGATGAAGGCACAGAGCTTTGATATAAGCGGGCAGACCAGTATCGACCTGAAAGCTGCCATGGTTTCTGTCAACGCTGGCTCCTCGGCGATGGTGAAGTCAGCAATGATAACCCTTGACGGCCTAGTATTTGTGGGAGGTCCTGGAGGCCAACCTATCGTACTACCGAGTACCCAGATGGTTGGGGTCGGGAATTTAGGCATCCCTGTTGTTAGCTATCCTGTTGGACCCTTTTCCGTTAAAAGCTTTGCAACCTAGGAGGAATCTTGGTACTGGTTTGGATCTTAGCTGCTGTAGTAGTTTTGTTGGTACGGAATCACGATTCTGAGATACTAAAATTTCGTCTAAAACCCCTGCTCAAATTTTTTCTTTTAATGTTAGGATTTACCGCTTTCAGGGTTTACCTGATAATTTCTTCCGGTATCACCCCGTATGATGTCGAATATCACTGGGGAACAAGTTTGATACCCCCTTTGGGGCTTTTTATGGTTTGGTGGGAAGATGTGGCGTTTGTACTTCCTACGATACTGATGATGAGAAATAATGTTTCCCGTATGGTGTACATACCCTACACCCTGCTAGCCTGTCTACTTTTCGCCTCAGCACATCTATACCAGAGTGTCTCGTGGGCATTTGTTACACTTTTTTACATACCAGTAGCTATCCATTACGCCATAAAAAATGGACTGACGACGGTAGCTGCTTGTCACATACTTTTTGATCTGATATCTTATATGACAATAGTGTTATGGGCTTGGGCGGTAGTTGGATGATAAGCACAAAAGTTGGTGTTATAAAAAACCAGAAAGACCTGGATGAGGTCATGAAAGAAGAGAATGGCTACTACTACATCTCTCTGAACGGAATGGTTGCTATGTTCAGCAACAATGTCAAGCTTAATCTTATAGAGGCAAATGATAAGCTTGAGCAGATATCGAGAGGTAGCGCAGAGGCGATAGAGGAGGCCAAGATGGCTGGTGATGATAAAGAAGTCTCTGAATATCTGAACACCCTTATAAAAACATATTTGGTTCCTTTTAGGGTGCATTGATGCCACTAAGTAAGTCTGACCGCATATCATTCAGTAAACAGATCATCTCGTCAGAGGCGACAAAGAATTCTATTGAGTCGTCCAAAGAAAAAATCTCCGCAGAAAAGGACAAAGCTTTTGATCTTGACCAGGCAAATAAAAACCTGCTTGATTCTGTAAATTTTTTCATAAACGCATACCAGGGTGAGATAGATAGGTATGATGGGATAGTTCGCACTGTTCTTACCGAATCCATCATACAGGAATCGGCCAACTTTGCTTTAGGTAATTTTTTGTTTCCAAATGATGTTCAGAATCCTCCTCCAAGCACTGCGCCGCAGGTTTGGACAAAAGCAAAACCTTTTGCCAGATCTATCCTTGTGGGCAAGCTGGCAAACGAGTCCTTTGCCACGCCCATACCTGCGGAGCAGAACACCATATCCAATGCTCTAACTCTTATCAATAAGATAGAGACCGACTACACGTTGATACAAAGAGTTACCGGACAAAGATGTGTCACCGTTATGATGGTGGATGTTATCAGTACGTATGCGGACCTAAACAACGACTATAATAACCTTTTAGCCGATATAAATTTTATAAAAAGCCAAGCCCTGGGCACCCAGGCGATCATTCTTACTAGCGATCCCAATACTACTAGACAGTCAGAAAACAACGCCGCCATAGCAGATATCAACACGATAGTCTCTGCTATTGATACATGGCTTGCCGTCACCCCCTTTAACACGTCTCATGGACAGTCCACCTGTTCCGGGTTTAATTCTTACAATCCAGCGCTGCTTGGAGCTACAAGGCTTCAGTCAGGAAACCTTGCTGCTATCAAAAATGCCCTACTTTCCAGACAAGCCTTCATCACCTCCAGAATTTTTCAGATAAACTCCTATCTTGGCACGATCAATCAGAGCATGGTGACCGGAGAGGCTACCGGTTCTGGTCTGTATTTTGATCGATGGAACAGGGTTTTGTTGAGGTTGAACCTGTTTGGAGGTTCTCTGGTTCAGTTCAAAGGTTTTGAAAAAGCCGTTGATGCTCAGCAGGCTCAGCAGGATCAGGCAGACCTGTCAAAAGCAACCTACGAGTCATTGCTTAGGACAAGCTTGCTGTCTTCACCTACCAACGGCACCAAGGCAATACATCTTAAATCTGCAGCAGGTTTTCTGCCTGGAGACAACATCTTTCTTGTTTCTGAGACTCAGGAAGAGATCAAGCTCACCATAGAATCTATCGAGCTTAACAAAATCGTCGTCGGCAAAGAAGTTCCTCCAAAATATAGACCTGATGAGCTGGCTAGGATCTACAAAGATCTTACCTAGCCTTTTCTTTCTGATCAAAGGATGATTTGCTTGATATCCTACACCTTTCTTTAAGCTCTTCCTCATACTCTTTCTGGTGTGCGTCGTAGCAAAAATCGGATGGAACCTCCGGGTACATAAAACTTACCGGACATCCGTCAGGAAAATACCCCTTGGGATTGTCCTCGCCGTCCTCGTAATGCCCGTTCAGGTGTTCGTGGTAGAGGTCGCATAGGCAGTGACCCAGCTCGTGCATGGCCAGAAGGCTTCTTCTTTGAAGACTAACGTTATCCCAGAAATAGCTGTCTATGACTATCTCCTTGCCGCCATTAGTTGTGAAAATTTTACAAAGACCAACCGTAGAGTCTCTGCCTATCTTCCTCTTACCCATGCTTAGGTTCTCAAGCGATCTGATATCATAGTATGGGTCGGTTATGAGCTTAAACCGTTCTATATACGGATAAAATTCGGGGTCTATGCCTCTAAATTGTTGATTTATATCGTTTTTTGTCTGTATGGAGGAGCATGCCATCAAAAACACTAATAATAACAACAACTTAACTTTTTTGAACTGTTCGAACATTAAAGACTCTCCGGTTTTAAAATATCGCCATACAATTAATCTTATCATAGGATGTACTAATCAGGGAAAACGATGGCAAAACAAAAATTTAAAGACAAGATACCAAACCCGGCAAACGTTTTAAATTCCGCCAAAGGACAATCCAGAGAGGGCCAGTCCGATATCGTTGGCCCCTGGTCTGCAACCGATCTTATAGATAAAGAATCTTTTTTCCTTCCTATGTCGATAGACGGAAAAAGATGGGATAAGCTATTCCCCTATAGGATTCTAGTAGTGGAGCCTGTCGCGACAGGAGACAAGTTTACAGGCCAATATTCAATAGTAGGCGGATCTTCTGCTTCAACATCCGTAAAACTGGTATCTGAGAATAGGTTTCAGATATCTTTCGAGCCACTAGATTCTAGGTGGGTTTTTCAGCTACCCATTACTCCTCAGCAGCTATCAATATCTAACCCATTTGCCATCAGTAACTCAGCAACTCTTAGAGGTATAGTAGAAGAGCATAGCGGTACCAGATTTAAGATGATAAATATCGCTGGGACTTTTGGTGTTTGGCCTTTCCGAAAGCAGGTGGGTGCAGACCAGCAGACTCCTGATTCTTCCAAATCCTTCAATACACTGTTCGGAGGCACGCTTCGGGCAGCTTCTGCGCTTAGCGATCAGATAAGAAGAATTTCTAATACGATAGCCGGAAAACCTGCAGGCACAGGGCCAAGTCCTGTAAATGTTGAGACGGATGGATTTGGCGGATATGCTGGCACCGGATATGCAAACGCGCTTCTTCTTGATCAATTTTTAGAGCAGTATGCTGAGATAAAGAAGCATCCCAAGGCTTCAAACTATAGACTTGCCATAGACATGCCGAAGCAGAATCAAACTTTCCTGGTTACCCCTGTTCAGTATACATATGCTCAATCTGTCGACTCTCCAAATGAATACAAGTTTAATCTGCAGTTAAAAGCATATAAAAGAGTAAAAATATCCAATTCTATCGGCGAAGGCGCTCAAATCAGTGTACCTTCTCCGAACTCTTTAAGCAATCTTCAGAGAGTTCTGAACTCTGTTACCGAAGCTAGGAGAGCATTGGGAACCGCCATCAATTTAATTAGGGCGGTTAGATCCGACATTAATGGACCATTTACGGCATTAAGGGAATCTTCGCTCTTTATCAAAGGTCTTGCTGGTTTGGCGGCATCCGTAGTAGATCTTCCCGGAAATATATTGGCTGATGCCAAATTTGCCATCGCCGACACATTTGCAAATCTAGATCAGGCTAGATATCAGGCCCTTGCAGTGAAGGAGAAGCTTGCTGGAAATATTGGTAAGATGAAAGAGTTTAAATCCGAGCGCGAAGGCCAGCCTTTACCTAATGCCTCTGACGACGAAGCTTCCTTGATAGGAGGATTGGCAAAAACAAGCCCTATCAACAACCTATTCGATAGTCCGGAGCAAAATTTTGATCTGTTCAACTCCCTAGATATAAATTCCGTAAATTTTCCCGTTTCTGTACAGAATGCGATAGAGAACGAAATTGCTAGAACTTCACTTATTACCGCCGACGATCTTAAAAGGCACAAGGCAACACTTCAGGAGCTGGCTTATCAGATCTCAAACAATTTTGGTACCGGTGATGAAACTTTTGCTAGAATTTACAAAAGACCCCAGCCTAGACAGAGATTACAGCCTATAACAATAGATGAGTACGACCTCTTAAAAAAACTATACGATGCGATTCAGGGATTAGGGGTACTAACTCTCAATGATGATGTGAACATCAACCAGGTGAGCGCTTACGATTTTGTAAAAGCTGAGGCTCAGGAAGCGAATATACCCTTTTCTGATTCGTCATCTAAAATTAGAGTTCCTGTTCCATTTGGTTTGACTGTGGAGCAGATTGCTGCCAGATATCTTGGAAATCAAGAAAGATGGTATGAGATTGTCACCCTGAATGCGTTAAAAAGTCCGTATATTGATGAGGTGGGTTTTGAGAGAAATTTTCTATCCAACGGAGATGGTAGGCAGCTTAATATAAATTCTGCCGAGGATCTATTTGTGGGCCAGAAAATTACGCTGGTCAGCAATACTCAGCCAAAACAGAGAAGAACCATAATCGATATAGAAAAGATCAATGAAACAAATTTCCTGATAACTGTAGATGGTTTTGATAACTTGGACATTTTTACAACTTCCGACGATGCGAAAATACAGGCATTTTTGCCTGGAACGGTAAACAGCCAGGATCAGATATTTATACCATCAGACCTGCCTGTACCTGATGACCTGGTCATAAGACCCATACCTGCGACGCAGGATGATGAGCTGACAAGCCTATCCAAGGTTGATCTGCTTCTGACTTCGGATAACGATATTGCCGTTGATTCCTTCGGTGACTTTAGGTTGAGCTTTGGTCTTACAAACCTATTCCAGGCTCTTAAGCTTAAATTTATAACAGAACCTGGTCAGATACTAAGACATCCTAATTTTGGCTCCGGAATAAGGCCCGGTATTTCTGTCTCCGACACCACCGCTTCTGAAATTTTTAACACCCTTTCGATACTGGTAGCCCAGGACCCAAGGTTTTCTGCCATAGAAAATCTTCAGGTAAATATAGACGGCCCTTATATGGATATAAGAGCGTCCATCTCTGTAGCCAATGGGCTTGGTGTTTTCCCTATCAGCTTTAGGGTCGCCTCATGATAATATATAACAACAGACTAATCTTATATATAGGCAGCCCTGTAAATAGTTGATATGGAACATTATTTTATGTATTTGACCACAAAGAGTTACGATTTTAGGGGGACAGATGTCTCAAACACCCAATCCTAAATCACAAGAGCAGATTTTAGGGGAAATGCTTTCCGACTGGCTTAGTAGGACCGGGGTTGACGATCTTAACGTTGGATCTCTATCTACCCAACTTTTTGAGGTTGTCTCTTTGATGGTTGCCAGGACCTCTGGCGATGCGTTTCAGATCCTAAGAGATCTAAGCGTAGACAGGGCGGAAGGTGAGTCCTTGCGCCGTCTTGCAAAAGATGAGGGTTTGCGTGATTTGCCAGCCAGGGTAGCTACGGGAACAGTCACGGTTAGCGATACCAGTTTTGAAAAAATTTCAACAAAGATATACACCGGAGCCAGGGCGCCAAACGTAGGTTCTACAACAATTCTTGTATCAGACGCCTCCGATTTTCCTGCTACGGGCTCTATCTATATAGGTAGACAGACGCCAAACGTAGAAGGCCCTATTCCATACCTATCCAAAACACAGTTGGGTAGCTTCTGGCAAATTACGCTTGCAGTACCTACGACTAAGTTTCATAACACCAACGAGTCGGTTATCCTGGCTCAGGGTGGAACCAGAAACATAACCTCAGGGACCGTTGTACGGGCTCCTGCTACCGGCGCCAGCCCGGATATTAATTTTACCGTTACTCAATCAGCGATAATTTTGGACGGAGAAACCTCCATTTCTGGAGTACAGGTTTCCGCACAGGAACCTGGAGCTACAGGAAATATCCCAATCGGAGCCATCAAGGAATTTGGGGCTCCTCCGTTTCCCGGTGCTGCTGTAACTAACACCTCTCCTTTCAGAACGGGTCGCGATGTCGAGACTGATGAGCAGCTACGCATCCGCATCAAAAGGGCTCGTCTTTCAAGAGGATTAGGTACAGCATTGGCAGTAAAAAATTCTGTTGTAGGCGTTACGCCTAGCGACGAAAATGCTTCTGTTGAGTCTTCAGAGATAGTTACCAGCGCTGGACAAACTACTCTTTTTATCGATGACAATAGCGGGTATGAGCAGAAAACACGCGGTGTGGGTATCGAGTTCCTGGTAGATAGCGCCTTGGGTGGAGAAACCGATTTTCAGCTTGAAACAGGCGGAAGACAAACCAGCGTTGCTAAGGCCTTCATCGTATCCAGCCTCAGTGCTCCGTTTGATGTTAGAGGACAGGATAGGCTAGCCATCTCTGTTGGCGGCGTCACTACCGAGCACACTTTTAAAAATTCTGATTTTATAAGCCCTGGAGGCGCTACTGCTTTTGAGATTGTTGCGTCTATAAATGCGAATAGTGCTCTTAATTTTGAGGCTGCAACCGCAGAGAATGGAACGAAAGTTTCCATACAGGCAAGATCCGAACAAAACGAACAGGTCCAGGCTGTGGATGTTACTCTGGGCAGAAATGCTGCCGAATTTATAGGACTACCTTTTAATGAAGTCCAGACAATCAGATTGTTTAAGAATAAAAAGCCTTTATCCAAGGATGGCGCTACAGCAACGATCAAATCAGAAAGACAGGCAAACTGGTCCAACACAATAGTTTCTGGCGACACCTTGATAATCTCTGTCGACAATACTGCAAATATCACCTATACGTTTTTAGATTCTGATTTTGTAGCAGACGGATCTCATCCAACAGTATCCTCCACCAATTCTTTAGAAAGCTGGGTAAGGATTATAAACAAAAAGGTTACAGGCATTACCGCAAGCGTAGTTGGTGAGCAGATTTTTCTTACATCCAATCTAGGCGCCTCTAACAGAGCGCGTCTTTCCATAGATTTTTCTTCTACCCTCGTCTCTAAGAATATGTTCTCCCTCAATCAAGGGCTGGTTTCTCTTGGTAAGAGTTCTGATTTTATTTTCTCAAGAAACACAGCGCAGATAAAACTTAGAGAGCCTCTTGCTCCTGGAGATGAGCTTACAGCCGGAAGCAGGGAAACAGAAGCTAGAATTCAGTCCGCTAGGATTCTTGGTGGTTCTATATTTTTACCTAGCGATGCCTACATCTGGCTGTTGGCTGATGATAAGGATGCCCGCATCGTAAATACTGGCGTAGTTGCTTCCACGTTAATAGCTGTATCTAAACCCGTATCCAATACCATCAGGTTTACCTCTTCTGCTCCCACAGCATTCTCTGCTGTACAGCAAGGAGACTATGTAATTGTCTGGTCTGAAGAGCTTTCTGCTGCCAACAGAATCGAAGGCAGGGTTGCTTCCTCTAGCCCATCTACTTTAGACATCAGGGTCACAGCTTCTGAATTTGCTACGGCGGTAGTTGAATCCGGAATTCTTTTTCAGGAAGGTTTTGCGGTCGTCAGGACAAGTAAGGTTCCTCAAAAGTTTAAAATTGGTTCTGGTACCAAACAGCTCAGTCAGATTGCCGACGAGTTAAATCTACAATCAAAATCAATACGGTTTTCAACCATAGATGACGAAATCCTTATCGCCAGCACCAAAACTAGAAACTCAGATGGCTCTATTTTTGTAGTTACTTTTGACAATCCTTCTAAGCCCCTAGGGTTTGTGGAAGGAGATACCGACGACAGCAAGGATTCCTTGGTTGCATACTATGAAAGCGGATACAAAGAAGGTGCGTTGCCAATATTCGCACACTCCTCATTCGCATCAGGAACGTTTGCATCACCTCCTGATTCTTTTGTTTCGACGGTATCTAGCGCACTCAACCCGTCTACCATAGGTATGGACCCAGACAAGATAGTCGGGTATCTACAACCGTATGGTTCGGTCGCAGATGCGCTAAGTCCGTCTGAGACTACAGAACTTAATAACTATTCGGGATCTGTCCTTACCCTTAACCAGGACCCTCTTGTTAAAAGGCTTAGAACCGGAGACAGGTATTATTTTGCAAATTCTCTGGACTTTGGGCACGAAGATGAGATGGTTGTTATCGTAGACGGAGATGCTGCCAACAAGACTTTTGACATACCTTTTTACAGGAAAGCTATCACCAACACAAGTCTTGCTGCAAATCCAAACACTTTTAATGCCTATGATCTAGACGCTGGACCCACAACGCCTTTCACTCAATTTTTTGACCCTTCCTTCGCTTTTGACAACTTTAAGGTGTTGATGAAAGCAAAAAGAGTGGTAGATGAAGCTGCCAATGAGGATGCTATCCTTTACAGAGCAGTCAGATGGGGAAGGTCTGGACAAAGAATCAATGTGGGGTATTCTTATCCTACATCTCCCAACAGTCCCATACTACACACCGTGTCTGTAGGTGAAGATATAAATGTAAGAATCTCCTTGAAATCAGGTGCCCCAGTATTAACTACCATAGATGGAACTACAGAATGGGATGTGACAATAACAGCCAATTTTCCTGTTGCCGGTGTTGACCAGGTCACCTACACCTGGACTGGAACAGGAACCGCCCCAGGTCTTGGAACATTGGCAGGCGGAGAATATGTTACCATATCTCAAGGGTCTGAGCTTGATCGTAAAAATACGGGAACTTTCAGAGTCAGCACCGAGGTCGGTTTTGCCCCTACAGCATCTAGCTTTACCGTAGTTAGGAAAAATGGCGAAGCGATTGCGGAATTAGACAGAGCAACTCTTGTTGCCAATGTCTTTTCTTTCTTTCAACCCCTAGCAACTACTGCTGCGGAGATAGAGACATATGTGTCTTCATCAACGCTTTCCGACATAGTTACCGCAGAGCTTGTTGATGATTCCGGTACTTCTGGGGCCGGTGTGATCGACAGGTCTACGGCAGAAGCTAATGATTTTTCTTTTGATTCGTATTATCTTCTAGATGGAGTAAACTGGATCTCAACATCCAATATCTCCGGCTCTCCACAGTTCACGTTCAAAAGGCCTCTATCCTACGTCACGGATACCGGATATTCTTTTAACGACGGGGAAGAGCTTAGGATAGTACCTACATCTATAGAGCAGGCTGTAAGATTTTCTAATGTCCTGGCCGTAAGCGGTTTCTCCACCATAGGAAACATTTTTCTGACCTCAAGAGAAGGCAGGATGGAGCTTTCTACCAGGATACTGGGACAATCAGGATCTCTCCAGGTTGTAGGAGGAGGAGCCAATTTTTCTTCTGCCCTTGTTGTTAGTCCGTCTATTCTTATAGATAATCTGTACACTCTTTCTACCTTTAACAGATCTTCCCTAAATAGTTTTCATAGCGACCAGACCGTAAAACTCTCTGCCTCTTTTAAACAAGCAAAAGAGACTCTATTTAAAAATACGGCATCTATTAAGATCGATGGGGATTTTCCTGTATTCCAAAAATCTCGTGTCGAGCTAACAGGTAAAACGATCACCGATAGACATTTTGGAAAACCAAGAAATCATATCAGATCTCAGGGAAGAAACTTTAGGGTGGAAAAACAGGGAAACCTCACCTGCATTAGCTGGAACGGCGTTGGAACCCAACCATTCTTCTCAACCCTGTTAAATCTTAACAGTACAGCATCTGGTACGCTTAACATCGAAAGGATTCCAAATACTGCGGAGATGAACGTATACATACTGACAGGACCTGTAAATTTTACCAACGTATCTATCGGAGATTCTTTGTCGATATCTGGAATGGATAATCCCGAAAATGACGGAACGTTCCTGGTTACGGGCGTTTCTGATAATGGGAAAATCATCAGGGTTCTTAATCAAAACGGTATAAGCGAATTCTCTACCGCAACCTTGAATATTTTGGACAACACCAACATCACGGGAGATCAGTTCATCATAGGTGGAAACTCCTTGATTGCCGGTGTTGATTTTGCTGTTGGTGCTACCGCTTCTGATACGGCGGAAAACCTTGCTTCTGCCGTAGGTGCCCTACCAGGAGTTTCCGCTACATCTTTAGGTCCTGTGGTTACCGTAGAAGCCCTATCTCCTGCTGCAAATATCTCCGTTGTTTATAACGACCTTGGAGGAGGCGGTGGAGGATCTGTTTCCGACCCTTTCCTTGTAGGTAGAGGATACACAACAACCTCCTTTTCTTGCTTATCTTCCGTTTCTGAGGGAGACAATGTCGTGTTGTCTGCTCCCTTCAACGTACTAAACAGAGGTAAGCATAGAGTAATTAGAAGATACGAAAACTCTATATATATAGATAATCCAATATCTACAAACGAGGATGTAACACTACCATCAAATCCTATTCCTACTGGAGTAGATGGCACAACATCTCTGGATGTATTGTCTACCAATAACAAAATGACAATCATCTGGGATGGTGTAGGCACCGAGCCAGATTTCTCTGTTCTTAGACCTGGAGATGAATTGACCCTAGGAACGGATTTCAACATCGCAAACCAAGGAAGATTTACGGTATTAACCTCCAAAGAAAAATTGCAGGAAATTACAAGAGCAACGTGCGTATCCGGAAACCTGATAACAACAGGAGACTACTGGGAGATAAATTCAGCAGGTGATGCTACCGAATATTATGTTTGGTATGACGTGGATGGAGGCGGTGGAGATCCTTTAATCTTAGGAAAAACCGGCATATCTGTAGCCATAAATAGTCTGGATACAAATATTCAGGTAGCGAACGCAACGGCTGCTGCCTTAGACGCGCTTTCTGATTTTGATGCGGATGCGGTCGGGAATATAGTGACCATCAATACAACAGGATTTGCCGAAACTACAAATGCTACCGAAGGCAATATGAACGTTAACTTTGATATAGAGATAGTTCAGAATGGCCGCAGAACATCCGTACAGGTTCTTAACCCTGCGGTTGTTTCGGAAACTGGAGTAACAATATCCAATGCTTTCGAAGCTCATAGGCCTCAGATTAAATTTTACGAATACGATGCTACGGTTCCCGGAGATATATTTGCTATCTCAAGTGACTTCTTGTCTCAAACAAATCAGAATATGTGGTTAGTGGAAGAGGTTTTGGACGAAAACACCATAATAGTTTCTGGTACGATGCTTAGCCAGGAATTTACGTCTATAGCAGGATTTGAAGAATCTCTTTTTGTAGAAGAGGAATTTCCTTACGTAGGATATAAAAAGATTCGCTTTGTAGTTAATGATCCTTCCAGCCCTCAAACCGGCATAGTGGTGTTTGATACTAAAGAGCAATTTAATAAGATCAATACGATAGGAAGTGTTGTCATGGAAACTACTAACAAGCTTTCTTTTGACACAAGACTTGTTAGGGGATTGGATAGCTATAGATATCATACCGGTCTTATCGGGGAAGCTAACCGTGTTGTTTATGGAGATCCTAGAGATCCAATTACATATCCCGGTGTTGGAGCTGCTGGTGCTGAAATTTTTATCAGAGAGCCCTTATTCAAGAGAGTCAGCGTAGGTATCGACGTAAGGATTGAGACAGGTATTCCTTTTGCCCAGATAACAGAACAGGTCAGGACAAATGTGGCCTCTCTCATAGATGGTAACCCGATTGGTCAGGCTATAGCTATAAGTGATATCGTAGAAGCAGTAAATACTATACCTGGCGTAAGGGCCGTAGCTATCAGCTCTCCTCTTTACAATCCTAGCAATGACACCATCTCCATAGCTCCTTCTGAAAAATCTAGGGTTATTGATCCTGTATCTGATATTTCAGTAAGGCAGATTGGAAGTTAGGTATGTCTACCACTAAGCAGCAACAGTATGAGCGTCTTAAAAAAATGCTCAACTCTCAGATCAGAGGAAAAAACACCGATGCCCTACTTTGGGCTTTGGCAAATCCTGCTGTCTACCTGATAAACACGGTGGAGGCCATACACGACAATGTGTACATATCTACTGCCGTAGACAGGTATCTAGATCAGAGATTGGCAGATTACAATCTGATCAGACCTCCTCAGGTAGGTCTTTCTGACGATGTTTTTAGAGATCTGGGAATCTCCGTAGTAAACAGAAAACAGGTCAGAAACCTTATCATGTCTATCCTTTCGGTAATATTCGGAGAGGAGCTAACCCAGGCTACGGCTAGAAGCAATCAGTTTGAGCCGTACAATCTAGCCAATGGCGATACTCTGAATGTAAAATTTGACGGAGGAGACACGGTAGAGATAATTTTCTCTGCTTCTCAATTTGTAAATATTAGCACCGCCACAGCTCAAGAGGTTGCGGATGCGATCACAAAATCTCTCAGATCGCAAGGTAGGTCCGGAAGGGCTTTTGCAAAAGACGATGGATCTGGCGCATATGTCACCATAATATCGGATACGGAAGGCCCTCAATCATCGGTTGTAGTACTAGGAGGACGTGCTCAGAACGAACTTCTTTTTGACAAATCTAGGCCCACCACAGGCGGAGCTTCTACCCAGTGGACAATATCCTTGGTTTCCGGTGGATCTCTTCGGTTTACCTGGACCGGAGGCTCGAACCCGTCAATAGGAAAGGTGCGTATCGGCGATTATGTAAATATATATGGCACCGGATTTGACGAAAAGAATCGTGGAACCTTCAATATTACGGACGTTAAAGGCGGAATACTAGGAAGTGCCTACTTTGAGATTGAAAATCCTAACGGCGTTGCTGAGGTTGTATCTCAGGGAACAGCAGATTCTGTATTATTTTTTCAGCCTTTTAAAAATACGCTAACAACAAAAACCAGATATGCAGCGCTTTTTCAGCAAGAATCAAGACTTCTTGAAATTTTCATTCCAGCTACAACAAGAGTTGTAAGAAGAGATAGAAAAGGCGCTTCTCACATTCACGAGGTTTTTTTAGAGTCTGAAACTTTTACTCCTGGGGTCAACGAAATAACCGACATCGTATTTCCCGCTCCCGGCTCTATAGCAGACGGTTCTTATTTTAATATCAACACAGCAAACGACGCCATCCTTTACTATGTGTATTTTGACACGACCGGATCAAATCTGGTAGACCCAGCTCCGCTAAGCAGAACAGGTATCCGTGTAGACATTTCTACCGCATCATCGGCTTCTGACGTAGCTCTTATCACAGCAAACATCCTAAACGGAAACGTATATTTTAATGTGGCTCAGCCCTCGGGTCCTACGATAAGAGTCTGCAATGCAGAAGTTGGACAGACCACATCGGCAGCTAACATAAACGTTACAGGGCTTACTCTTTCTGTATTCCAGGAAGGTACCGACGATCTGCTGATCTCTTCTAGCTTACCAAACCCGGCAGAATTACTTCCAGATCAGGAAGGGCCTTATTCTTACGATCTATCCCAGCCATTTGTGTTATCGGAGATCGGCACACAGTCTACGGCGGTTATAGGTCCCGATACCGGAAGAATAATAGAGGTTTCCGATTCTTCTGATATTCCTGATGAACCAGGATTCATCTCTATCGGTTACGGAACAGATAGGCAGGAAGCCCCTGTTCCTTATCTTTCAAGGCCTTCAAGCACAACCGTACTGCTTTCTCCTGCCTATAGGATAGTAAATCAGCATCCAGTAGGTACCGATGTTAGACTCATATCCAGGAATGGACCTGTCATAGTAGATAAGAGCGGAAACGACTTTCCTGCATATCTTACAGATGTAGTGGCTGGTAGGATATATGCGGAAGACCTTATTAAGACCGTTGCGGCTACCGGTATCAACTTAGTAATAACGATATTATATCCTGGAGATGAAGGTCTAGCCAAATGGCAGACCGATGATTCAGAAAAAGTAGCCATTTGGGGAGAAGATTCAGATGTCTAGGCCTTCAATAGTTCTTTCTGGCGCACTTGTTCGTATATATATAAACAATAAACTCTACAGAGAGGCTCAGCAGGTTCAGTATGTTCTCGATTCAGGAGAAACTGAAATCTATGGTATCGATTCGCCTTTCCCGCAGGAGATAGCGTCTACAAGGACAATGGTTTCTGGTTCCATAAGTGGCATAAGGATAAGAAATTCTGGAGGATTACAATCCTATAATGCAAAGCCACTGATAACAGATATTATTAAATCCCTATACGTTAGTATTAGGATTCAAGACAGATCGTCAGGCGAAGATCTTCTTTTTATACCTAACGCCAAGATAACTCAGCAATCGGTACAGGCGTCTGTAAAAGGTATAGTAAGGCTGAATTTTAATTTTAAAGGTCTTGTGGGTTTCGAATCTTTGGACCGAAGTTCTTAAGTTTTTCGGTTATATAGAACCAAAATTTTGCAGTATTTATAGCATCACACAAGGCGTTGTGAGGCTTTCCTTCAAACATAAGCCCCATCTCTCTCATCGCCGTTTCAAGGCCGCCTTTTGTTTTTTGCCAGTTCCTCAATCTGATGCTCTGATAGATGGTCTTTACATCTATAACTCGATGCCCCATAAAGTTAGACTCTCCTGGAGAAGCCTCTTTATAAAGATGCGAAGAGTCGCTCCATGCGCCAGATCCCCAGACTATTGGATTCTTAAACACCTTATTTTTATGTGCAAATTTTTTCAACAAGAAATACGCTTCCAGTACTGAATATCCGTTGTGGTCAACATCATCCTGGGTTATCCCTGTCAATACTGTTATTTCAGGGGCTATCTTTTCCATCGGGTTTACAAAAATGGATAGCTGGTCATTTATTTTTCCCGTCTTCAGATCCAGAGCGCAGGCACCTATCTGGATAATTTTTTGACTGGGCTGATTAAGCTCCAGATCTATAGAAAGTAGTCTCAACTTCCCTTCTCTCTTTCTATGGCAGCATCGTCCACAAGCAGATAGCCTTTCTGGACTCCATTTTTTAGCGATCTAGGTCCCAGATTGAGCATGATAAGACCAGCATAATACTCGACCTTCATCTTCGATATATTGCGACTGCTCTTTTTTATGTTATTTTTTACGTTTCTTTTTAGAACCTCATAATCTTTGCTGTTCATAAAAACATGGTTAGGATAGCCATTCCTACCTACAACCGCACCGATTTTAATAAGCAGCGTTTCAGGGTCCTTCATCATCGTCTTTGTAATTTTTACAACTCTCATTCCTTCACCTCATCCGTAAGCCTCTTTCCTCTGGTCCTATGTCCACATACCGGACACTCTCTTTTGTACCAGTACCCGTCAGGCTTAGGGTATTTCAGCATTACCAGCTTCGCTTTACCGCACTGATAACACGTTCGATCTTTAATTTTTGGAAGCTCTTGCGGTGTCTTGTTGTCGTTTTCGTCAACAATTCCTGTGCATTTAGGGCACCACCCATGGTTTACTTTGTCCAGTGCCTTTCTGAGTTTGTTGATTTCTCTCTGTAACTCTTTGTTTTTATTAGACAATTCTTGTTTTCTGCTGAATTCTTTATCGGTCTTGAAAGACTTGCCTCTGCCCACAAAAACTCCAAGGTTTGTGCTCTACACTATATGATATCATTAAATTAGATTGCTTCTATTTTTTTCACATGTAGACAATCTTATAGGTGTACATAAAAGCTCAAAATTACCTAAATATTTGAATTTGCAGGTATTGGAGAATAGACCATGAGTGTTAGAAGAAGGCAGCGTTGGCTAGGTAGCCAAAGGATAGATGTTCCGCATCTTAGATCTGTAGAAAGTGCTGTTTCAAACGACTTTGATGAACTTCTTAGAGGGTGGGTAACCGGTGCTGGCAAAGAGTATGTAGTTAGGGGTTTTGAGCTTAACATGACGGGGGCTATAGGCTCTGCTGCCGCAGGCCTTCAGCTTTTGGTTTCCTCCGGCACCATATTTCACGGCACATCTAGGCAGTCAGGTACTTTTTACACAGTTCCTTCGAATGCTGCTCCAGAAATTCTAAACTCAACCATCAATCCAAAAGTTAGAGGTTTCTTTACTCCCAATGCCGTAAACTATATCGGTATAGAGTATGAAAGATTTGCAGACGACACCACTTCAGACACCGTTTATTTTTGGAACCCAACCTCAAGATCAGAATTCAGCTCAAACGTACCGCTTGCTTCGATACTTCGCTACAATATCGTAATCACAACTTCGGTATGGGCATCCAACGTACTTCCAATAGCAAGAGTCACCGTAGACCCCGCAGGAAACGTTGTGGAGATAACAGATCAGAGACCCATGATGTTTCGGTTGGGAACAGCAGGAAGAACAAATCCCAATCCTGCATATCTATATCCTTGGAATAATCACACAGAAGGAAGAACTGAAAATCCTGTAACATCCACATCTAGTTCATTGAATCCTTTCCGGGGCGGCGACAAGCAGATCTATTCTATGAAGGAATGGATGGATGCGGTCATGTCCTCTTTTCAGGAGATTAAGGGAACCACATACTGGTATTCTCCAAATATCGGCGGTTCCATAGTAAAGCTTAGACAAGATCTTGGCAATACCGTTGTAACTGGTCGCGGAAATATATCACACGACAAATTTGTAGCCGGAAAGATTAATTGGTCTCAGGATATATTTCTATCCATTGTTGGTAGCAGGCTTAGTTTCAGAATCAATGCCAACCCTTCTACATCGGATATAACTCTTTCTGATGATCAGGTTGCATATATAAATTTAATAAGAGGCGTAGCGGTTGTACCAAATCTTGTTTTTACTACTGGCAACCCTACCGTAGTGTCGGTAGGAAGCGTGTCGTGGACAGGTCTTCTTCAGGCCGGTGACTGGATAAAATTAGCTTCTGATGACGACACTCAGTATCTGCAGATCCAATCTGTAGACAGCCTCTCACAGGTGACGCTTACTGTTGCATATCCAGGTACGTCTACAGGTCCTTCTGGGGCCAAAGCAGAATATGCTTTCGGTGTCTATGAAACCAATCCCGCTCCTTCTACCGATCGACATCTTAGAATAGCTGCTAGAAAAGATGTTCCTTTTAACGAGGATGTGTTCTGGTTTCTGATGAGATCTGACAGCGGAGGTTCAACACCTCGCGTGTATGTCAGGTTTTTAGGATCAGAGCTTCAACAGGGCGAAGATAGAGAGATATCTGACAACACAACAGAAGAGATTATAGCATATATTGGGGCAACGAGTGAGGTAGATGATTTTCCCGAATACTCCGTTAAATTGGGTATTCTCAATACTGAAGTTTTTGATGTCACCTGTCCCGCAGCCTCCTCTATAGTTTCTGGTCAATATTTTACGATAAATTCTGCCTTAGATCAGAACGAGTACTATGTTTGGTATAATAAGGATGGCTCCGGCGGCAATCCTGCTCCTATCGGCAAGATTCCGATAGAGGTGAGCATATCTACCGGCGACACCGCTAACGATGTTGCTACCGCTACCCAACTTGCAATATCTTCTTTCTTAGATTTCAATGCCAGCGTATTGAACGATGTGGTAACCGTTACTCTTGCCGCAGCAGGTAGCTCTACCGATCCCGCAAACGTGAACGTCACCGGGCTTTCTATCTCCATAACATCGCAGGGTGATGGATTTCCAAATTTTTACATAGCCGACGGCGACGATCTGACGCTTTCTATCAAAAAACTTGATGCAAATCTTAATGCATTGGCTGGCCAGGATATAAAAATCTACGAAGAGGTTTTGTCTGTAGTTGCTGGCCCTCCTGCTGACGATAACGAGGTTACTGGTCCTGTACTAGCAGGAACAAACCTAACACTTCCCTTTGACTCCAGAGATCTTAATCTGGTGAGGAACTACGTTGTAGGAAAAGGCGACCTAGAAGTTTTCCTTAACGGACAAAGACTAAGAATTCCTATCGACTGGACAGAGGTTGGCTCCGCTGGCGACGAGTCTGTGACGATACAGATTCAACAAGATCTGGTAGTTGGAGATGAGATAACCTTCAGGATTGATCCGGGTAAAGCAGCAGGTTCTGGTGCGGGCGGAGGAGAGATAAATACAGGTGCAAACGTAGGTGTTGGCGCTAACGTGTTCAGGGACAAGGTAGGTACCGCTCTTAACTTTAGAAGACTTCAGGCTGGAGCCGGTGTAAACATCACGCAGAACACTAATGACATAACCATCTCAGCCACTCCTTCAGCTCCTACATACAACGTAGTTACCGTTACAGGTGCAAACTACGTAGCAACCGCCGCTAATGATTATATCTTATTGTCAAATTCCGGAGGAAACAGAACTGTCACCCTTCCTTCGGCCATAGGTAACTCAGGAAAACTTATAACGATTAAAAAAATTGACGCAGGAAATACCATGTTCATCGAGTCTATCTTAAATCAGACTGCCGATGGCGTGGACATCACCACAACACCTATCGCCGTAACCATTCAATATGAAAGCGTTGCTTTGGTGTCTGATGGCGCAAACTGGCACGTAGTGTAGGGAACAAATGAGCTATCGACCATACGCGTCAATCATATCTGAAGCTCAGGCTGCAAACAGCAACCTGTCTGCTATCATGATAAATCAGTCCGGCAACACCATAGGTAATCTGACTCCTGTTGCGGTAGATAATGATGGAAGACTAACCCTGATTGACGTTTCTGATGAGGATTCCGTTGTAGCCTTGGCAGGAGTAACCTCCGCCAGCATAGCCAACAACTCTTCAGGCCCCGTAGCCTTGGCAGGAAGGATTGAAAATATTACAACATCTTTTGCGCACGGGGACTACCTGTATGTCTCTAAGACTGGAGGCCTTACGAACGTTCTGCCTTCGATCGGGAATGCCGGTTTCTTGGAAGGTGATGCGATAATAAGGGTAGGGGTTATAGTGAGGAATTCTACAACACCTTCCCAGAAAGATCTTCTGGTAAAGATGCAGCTTGTGGGTAAATTATGAAAAAAAATAAGTACATAGACCTAGATTCCCTTTCAGAAGAGCAGTTTCAGGAAGTTGAAAGCACCCTAAGGGCCAGGATAAGGAACATCGTAGATGCTGCAACGCTAGACATAAACAGTTTACTGTCTATATACGGCCTAGAATCGGTTTTAAGCATAGAGATTTTGAAACATAATGACCCTAATCTTATAAGAAGAAATCATCTGAAGGTAAAAAAATAAGTTTTTATGGCTGATATTAGTAGGTTAACTAGGCTTGTTTCGGGGATATACACAGATATAAATCTGTCGCAGAACACCCTTGTTGTGCAGAACCTCAAAATAAACCTAGGCGGTCCTGACCATGTCACCTTCGCTGGACCGATAACCGACGTAAGAACCATAAATGTTGCTGATGAGGATGTTGACCTAGGACATATAAACAGTCTTAATACTCTGTCTGGGGTTTCCCCCGGAAGTGTAGATCTGGGTATGTTTCCAGGAAGCACGATACCGGACGATTCTACGATAAAAGAAGCCCTTGAGGCTTTGGAGACAGCCGTAGAATCAGGCTCTGCAGCCAGCGAAGAGGTAGAGTATAGGACAATAACTTCTGGTGAAGCTACGGCAAAAACGCTGACCCTGTCGGAAACACCTTCCGACCCCACAAAGGTTAAGGTTTTTGCTGTTGGTGGTCCTGTGCAGATCTATGGTGTTGATTTTAGCGTGGTGGGCGATGCGCTCACCTGGAATGGTTTAGGTTTAGACGGCATCTTGGATGCCGGAGATGTTTTAGTTATTATTTATAATTTCTAGGTTAGTTTATTATATGCCTAGAGGGAGAGAGGGATGTCACAGATAAAAACCAAGTTTTTAGAAGACTTGTCGGTTACGCAAGCCAAGCTAGCGGCTGATTCCGTAGCTACCGCAAAGATACAGGATAATGCGGTAACGAACGCCAAGGTTGCTACCGGCCTCGACGCTGCAAAGATAGCGAATGGTTCGGTAAGTAATACCGAATTCCAATACCTGGCCAACGTAACTTCTGATATACAGGATCAGCTAGACGACAAGGTAGACGAATCCTTACTTGGTGCCAACAACGGTGTTGCTACACTGGATGCGGGTGGAAAAGTTCCTGCTTCGCAATTACCTAACTCGGTAATGGAATTTAAGGGTCAGTGGAATGCTAATACGAACACACCCACCCTTGCAGACGGTACCGGCAATGCTGGTGATGTTTACAGGACAGAGGTTGCCGGTACGGTAGATCTTGGTTCTGGAAACATAGTTTTCGAGGTTGGCGACTGGGTGATGTACTCAGGAACCGTATGGCAGAAGGCAAGCAACTCAAACCTGGTAAGCTCGGTGAATGGCCAACAGGGTGTTGTGGTTCTTGATACCGACGACATATCTGAAGGCACAGCACTATATTTTACAGACGAGAGAGCCCAGGATGCGGTAGGCAATGCACTTACCGACAGTGCTCGTATCGACTTTACGTATGACGATATAGCAAACACCATCACCGCAGATATTATTGCTAATTCCGTTGACGGTTCCAGGATCAGACTTCAGAACGATCAGTTTTTAAGAGCCAGGAATGCTGCTAACGATGCCGATCTTCCTCTAATCAAGCTTGATACCTCAAACAGGGTCACTATAAGCGCTCTTTCTTCTGGAAATCCCATAGTAATGAACGGAAACGTCATTTCAGGAGATCCGGGGATGCTTAGCCTAGGCTCCGCAGCAAACAGCTTTAGCACGGCATATATCAGCGCAATTCTAGATACCAGCAGCAACACAGTACTAGATGTTCCCCTTAGAGAATTAAGAGACGATAGCGGCGGTCTATCTGTTGCTTTTAGTATTCGTACACTCTACGATACTGCAGGAGACCAATCCTTAGATTACGGTGGTCGCCAACTAATAGATTCAGCCAGTAGTGTAGCTTTTAATTGGGAAACCAGAGAGCTTATTGATTCTGCAAATAACGTCGCTTTCACTTTCCAAGGAACTGAGCTTCTGGTGGAAAGAAACAGTGGATCTCCTAGGATTCTTAGGTTTTTGTCCAGCTCCGGTACTACAGGCGTAGGTGTCAGGTCACCTAATACTGTTGCTAACTCATACGATCTAACATTACCTAACAGCCCTGGATCTAGTGGTCAGGTGCTACAGACCGATGGTAACGGAACACTTTCCTGGGTAACTCCAGCTTCTTCTGCCCCTGCTTTTCAAAAACAAACAATAGTATTGGCATCCGGAGACATCACAAACCAGTATGTAGACCTATCAGCAGAAGCTGTGGTTGGCTCCATCTCTGTGCTTATTCGTGGTGCGGGAGCTATATTTGAAGGTGCTTCATACGAATACACGGTAGACTATACCGGAGGTTCTGGTGGGGTTACCAGGATCAGTTTTGAGAACGATATCGCTACCGGAGGAGCTTCCGAGCTTGTGGTCGGCGATGTTCTACAGATTACGTTCGTAGAGGCGTAATATAATATTTACAAAAATATAGACGCGGACCTTCGGGTCCGCGTTTATGATAAGATATAAGATAAAGGAATAAAGATGTCTACCAAAACAGATCTACGTCAGACGATATATAGAGGGGTTTTAGACCAGCTAAGCACCTCTACCAATCCTGAGGGTGACAACCTAGCCTCGTCTACAAACAACGAGCTGACGCCTCTACTTAGACTTTCAGCCACTGAACCAGCTTCCCTTGTAGTTAACGTAGGCGGTGGGGATCTTTTAAACTCCGAGTCGAACCGTCGTCGTGCCATACCTCATATCGGAACCGCATATGTACAATTTACATCCGGCACGGTTACCTTTCCTTCCCTGTCTGGCGGCAACATCACTACGTCTACAGGCGGAATTACCCAGTTAAATCTTGCCTCCGGAAATTTCGCAGCGGTGCTTTTCTATATTGACGGAGCAAGCGATCTAAACACGATTGTTGGCGACGAGGCGGCTACAGAATCTGCAGCAATCGTAAATCTTCCACCACCTCCGGATGAAACTCTGGCGGCTGGTTTTGTTGTGGTGCAAAACATTGCTGGAACAATCCAGAACATCACACAGAACAATATTCGACAGTTCGGTACCGGAACTGGCGGCGGAGGAGCAGGTACAGCAAACGAGATCCTGGAAACAATCAAGAATCACTTCTTGGATTCTTTCTTCGAGCTTGTCTCTCCACTTATTTTTAAAACTGATAAAAACCTAAAAACTGACCTATCCTCTACGGGCTCATTCAACCTGGTTACAAACACCTTTGACATAGATAGCGGTGAGACTTTTGTGAGTATCAATCTGCTTGATCCGAATGAATTCTTGAACAACTCAAATGCATTGAGTGAGATTGAGCTTCTCACCTTCTGGAACTCTACAGCAATAGACACGGCTGCCACATACGAAGTCTCAAGAAATGGAGGCCTTGAATGGCAAACCATCAACATGGAGCGCGTTGGTTCTACGGAACTTTATCGTGGCTACCATGTTTTCGAAGAAGAGTCGGTATTGCAGGTTTTGGCTTCTAATGCTACGGGTGCTGGTAACCTGGAATTTGACGCCACGACAAGACAGAGAATGTCACAACCGTTCTCCCTATCTGAAAAATCTATCATCAGATCGGTAGATGTAAATCTTACAAAAATCGGTACTCCCGATGGATTCCTCGTAGTTTCCATAGTCAGGGATGATGGGTCTGGAGATCCTTCAACCGCATCGCAGGACGTTCTTTCCGAATCAACCCCCATAGCTATGTCATCCATATCCACAGGAACTCTAACCGTAGAACTTCCGGAAGTAACCGTTGTCGCTGACGACTACCATCTGGTTTTAAGAACCATAGGGTATACCGGTACATATTCTGCGGGAGTTACCGCTTTGAGATGGGATGCCGACAGCTCTGCTTCCGCACCTTTTGTTCGCAGATTTAATGGTAGCGCATGGTCTACCGAAACAAATTTTAAGGCTATATTTTCTTTAGAAGGTGTCGAACTTGATCTTAGGGTAAGAGTTACGGGTTCTGCTGCTGCAAGAAAATTAGCCGCTTTTGGTTTATATTATGACAAAACACTGAGCGCTAAAGTTGCCGATGGGCAGATAAACGTTCAGATATTTGAATTCGATGGAAGCCTCGATGAGACCGAGTTCACACTAACAAAGTTCACGCCACACCCAGATCTTCTTAAGGTTTACGACGTAAATACTGGACAGGTTTATACGTATGGTGCGTTCAGCTTGGATGGACAGAAGGTTATATTTGAAGCCGGACAATTCCTAAGCCCCGGAGACACGATTCTTCTAAGGTTTGTACAGATCGACGGAACCGTGTTTGACCAATCTGATGTGAATGCTCTTCTTCTGGCAAGTAACCATCTTGGTTCTACGGATGCAAGTATTGACAGATCGGTTCCTGGTCGCGGTATATTTTTAAGACGTCCGGACGGAACTTTGCGAGAATTAGTAATTAACAATGCAGACGAAATTGAAATTTACAGTGTGTAGGCGGTAGACATGGCAAGAACTTTACAAAAAACTATACCTTCAGGACTCGTACTACTCCAAACAGAATTTTTAGCACTCTCGACTTCTGGCGGAGGAAATAGGACGGTAAATTTGACTCCATCCATTTTTAATGGCATAACTCCGTCTAAAGTGTTTTTTATGATACGGGCTAGAGGTGGATCTGGAAGTGATTTTAGAGCATTTTATATTTACAGAACTGCTCTAGGCGATACAATAGGCGCCCTAGTTTTTGGTGCATCTTCTGATGATACCGACCAGAACGGTACAGCTAGACTTGACGCTACCTCTACGTTTGTTATTGATTACAGTCCGTCAATAGGTCTAACGGCGGTACAAAACGTGTTAGCTACAACTTTTAGCTGGAATGTATACGTTATCGGATATCAGATTTAGGAATATTATGCCACAAGTATTAAAACAGGATAAAGTCGGAAATTTAAGCCATAACGCAGGAGTTATTACCTTAGCCTCCGGTATCCTAACCATAGGTGGACAGCAGTATGTCGTAAGCAACATATCAAGAACGATAGCTACAGACGTCACGATGGCGGCAAACACCAGGTATCAAGTTTTTGCGGTTGTTGTTTCAGGCTCTGTTCAGCTTAGGATCAGTGCTAACGAAAACAGCTCAGGCCCTGCTGGATTTTCTAGCTGGAAACTAGTAGGTAGTTTTTTTAGCGGAAACAACTCCTTGTTCAGGCTTTTTGTAAGTATTGAAGATCGCATCATGGCCGATGTCAGGGCTAGATATTTTAGAAGTACGGCATTAAACAGCACCACGACGCCTACCGTAATTAACTTTGACACAGCTAGCTACGACGAATATGCGACAGTAACTGTGGGTGCTGGATGGAATTTTAGAGCTGTTATTCCTGGATACTACAGGATAATTTCGCAATATCCTAGAACAACAGGCGGAAATGAAAACCATAATTTGGCCATAAGAAGAAATGGTTCTACAACTATCGCGCAAGGCCAATTGGCCTATAATAACGGCGGAGAAACTATACACGCTATTACTGTTGTTTACCTAAATGCTGGTGACACTATCGACCTTTTAACTTCTAATGGTACCGGCACCGTTACTATTACCGTAGGTACGGATAGAACTTTCGTCACAATAGATTACGAAGGTAACGGCATCAACAACACTCCTATTAAGGATTTATAATTATGGCCACCAAAGTTTTAAGATTAAGCAATATTGGAAAATTATCTAATGTTGTAGAAAAAGTATGCTACATCAAAGACGTTAAGGCTAATAATACGGCGGGTGGGACAGCAACCGCAGGTTCTTATCAGACAAGAACACTTAACACTCTAGAAGGAGACACAAGCTTTGTGTCCTTGGCTTCTAACCAGTTTACCTTGCAGCCAGGGACTTACCACATTGAGGCGGAAGCTCCTGCTAACAGTGTAGCAAGTAATAGTATTGGTATGCACAAAATAAGGCTTAGAGATATAACAAACTCTACAACTACTATAGTTGGGCAAAATGCTATGACCCAGGCTACTGGCAGTACCACTGTAGATATAGCTGATGCCGCGCTACTTAAAGGTGTATTTACGATTGCAACAGCAACTACATTTGAAATACAACATAGGGTACTAACCACGCAAAGTGGTCAAGGTTTTGGTAGAGCAGCAAACTTTGGAGACTCCGAAGTCTACACGCAGGTCAAAATCACTAAAATAGAAACTATTGATGAAGCTTACTAAGGAGCCAACATGTCTTTAACAGGTAGAAACACATTAAGTCTGAAGAAAAAAGACGTGCTTCAGCAGAAGCAGGCAGGGTCTGCCTACAAAAAACTTGTGTTTGCCCACAAGGCTGCTGCCGGAGAAACCGGCATAAATATAGGGTCTCTTGTTCAGCCATCCGAGATGGCATCCTTAGGGTTTGTAAATCCAAACTATTCAGAAATTCAGGCAGCTAAAATTTTGTTTTTTAAGAAAAACGTAACTATCACCTCCTCCGCAAAAGGAAAGCTAATTCAAGATCTTTCGTACACCATACCAACCAATGAGCGGATTGATTTTCAAGGATTTACGGCAGAAGACGGCGAGATATTTGTAGTTGAGATTGAAACGTCAGTAAAAGACGGTTTGCAGGTGGTGGATTCTAACAGAATAGTTGCTACCGGAGTTCTTCCTGCCAACCAAACAACCATAAATGTTGGTCAGGTTTTTGCTGTAGGCAAGTACCCCAGCCAGCAGGTTGGCGCGGTGACCGTTTTCATCGATGGCGCACAGCAGTTTAGGAATACCGGAAACAGCGACACCAATCTAGATGCCAACTACTATGAGGTTGACGCAGGCGCAGGACTAGGTTCTCTGATAGAGATGAACACCCCAGATCCAATAAATGACAGGTCATATCTTGTTCTTGGTGAGCAGACCGCAGAAAGACCGGCAGGCTCCACCATGGCAGTTGTTGAGACCCTGGCAGGACAGGTAGACGCCATGATTCCTACCCTAGCTGCGTTGGCTGGAGTACCTACTACGACCTTCCAAACCGCCCCTAATAATGTCGATCTTAAGAATTTTGCCGACTTTGTACTCAATCTTATCCCAGCGGGAACCATACAGGCGTATGGCGGAAATACTGCTCCGCAGGGTTATCTTATATGTGATGGTTCCGAAATCAGCAGGACGACATACTCTAGACTATTCGCAAATGTAGGCACAAATTTTGGCGCCGGGGATGGATCTACCACTTTTAATCTTCCTGACCTTAGAGGTCAATTTTTAAGAGGAAATATCAATATTCCACAAGTTACTGGGTCGGGAACTGCATCATCTAATGCCGCAACCTTCACCGCTCACGGTATCAATAGAACTGGCATGCCAGTAAGGATGGTTTCAGGTACATTGTCTGGACTTAACACCACAACAACTTATTATGCGATTGTTGTTGATGCTAACACCTTGGCTTTTGCAACAACCCATGCAAATGCTTTATCTAATACCAGGATAGCAATCACTGGAGCAAATTCGGCTGTGATCAGACAGTGGGTTTCCCCTGATGCTGCAGGTCGTTTTGCCTTGCAGTCTGGTGGATCTACTGGTCCAAATGTTGGTTCTCAGGAAGAATGGGCGGTTGGGGTTCACAATCATAGATTTGCCAGTGGAAACGCTGGTGGTTTCTTAAACGCTGTGGGCGGAGTCAGTGTAAGTGGTGGAACCAGTGTCTCTAGCTACAATGAGGACGTAGCATCAACAAACTTAGGCAGAGAGACAAGATCTAACAACGTTTCTGTCAACTACATTATCAAGACATAGGATATAAATATGAGCTTAACTCCAAGAATAGATGACATAGAAAATAGATTAGATAACGCCCTGGGCTCCGGCATAGTATACATCAAAGACGTTAAGGCCAATAATACGGCGGGTGGGACAGCAACCGCAGGTTCTTATCAGACAAGAACACTTAATACTCTAGAAGGAGACACAAGCTTTGTATCCTTGGCTTCTAACCAGTTTACCTTGCAGCCAGGGACTTACCACATTGAGGCAACTGCTCCTGCTTACCAAGTTCAATCCCATAAAGCAAAACTAAGAAACATCACTAACTCTACTGATGTAATAATCGGAAAAAGCAGTGTTAGTTGGAACAACGATAATATCAACGCTTCATCCACTTTGGCTGTAACCGATTCGCAAATTGTTGGTACTTTTACAATTTCAGCGTCTACAACTTTTGAAATTCAGCATAGAGTCAGCTTTACATTTACAACATTTGGTTTTGGGGCTGCATCAAACTTTGGAGACTCCGAAGTCTACACACAAGTAAAGATAGTGAAGGTAGGCGCTTAGGTGTTTCGTAATAATTAGGAGATTTTATGGCAGCAAAAACAAAAGCATTATCACAGCCGGTTGGAAGCATCGTTGCCTCCATGCTTACAGAGGCTCAGTTTCAAGGCGTAAATGGAACCGACTGGGTGCTTGCCGATGGTAGGTCTGTAGCGGGCACTACCTATGCTGTGGCTACCGGAGAAAATACCGTTCCTGATTTAAGAGGTCAGTTTCTACGAGGAAGGGTCAACTATTCCAACAGAACATTTGCAACTACCGATGTTAACATCACGAACGAGAACATTACGATCACAAATCATGGGATAACCCGTACAGGATTTAAGGTGAGATTTACAAGCTCTGGAACACTACCTGCTGGACTGGTTGCAACAGAGACATATTACGTAATTATTGTAGATCCTAACACCATCAGGGTAGCATCCACCCTAGCTAACGCTATTGCTGGAACAGCTATTAATCTAACTTCTGTAGGTACTGGTACTCATACACTAACTCAGTGGGAAGATCCTGATAGCTCCGCTAGGGTTAAAAGCAGTGAAAACGGTAGTAGTGGTAACGCTTTGGGTGCTAGACAGGACGATGCCATGCATGGTCACCATCACACAATACAGTATCCCACAAGCGGAGCTTCGGGAACTAATACAAGGCTCTCTCAAGGTACGACATTCATCGCGAACCAAACTTGGGGGGACGTAAGCCCAACAAGTGATGGTGCAAACGGAACTCCTAGAACATCTTCAGAAACACGACCAAATAATATACTAATTAACTATTTTATAAAAGTGAACTAGGAAAAAAGCAATGGCAAGAACACTGAACACTCTGGAAGGAGACACAAGCTTTGTATCCTTGGCTTCTAACCAGTTTACTCTTCAACCTGGGACCTATCATATTGAGGCAACTGCTCCTGCTTATAGAGTTTCAGGACATAAAATAAAATTAAGACAGACTTCTCAAACTCCAGCGGATATATTGATAGGATTATCTGGTATTTCAGGCAGTACTGGAGATTTTGCTTTAAGTAATAGCATTATTAATGGAAGTTTTAGTATATCCGTGGCTACAACTTTTGAAATTCAACACAGAGTGGGAACTACAAAAACCACTGACGGCTATGGAGCTGCCTTAACCTACGGAGACTCCGAAGTCTACACACAAGTAAAAATTACAAAGGTCTTATAAAGGAGGCCATATGACTATAGAGCAAATACAAGAACTCATCTCCGAGATTGAAACTCAGCTATCAGCCTTAGAACCAGATGCTCCGGAGCGTCAAGATTTGGAGGCTCAATTAGCCGATGCCCAAGCCCAGCTTGCGCAGGCACAGGCTGCTGCTTATAGGGCCGAGCTTGAGGCCCGCATAGAAGCGCTAGGAGACATAGCCCTTCTTGTTCAGGCCTACTACGATGCAGCGCCAGCGGAGCAGAGACGGCCAGACGACGCATTTAATCTGGCTGGCTTCACTGCAGACCACATAGAGTCCGACTTTGGATGGCATTTTGAGGCCTTGCCAAAGCCAAGTCTTGCAGAGCTTGAGCAGATAAAAGAACAGCTAGAATCATAGAAAATGCCATATAGCGCAAAGTCAGCGCTAGGTTAAAATCAAACCAAAGGAGAAAAAATGGCAAAGACAGTAATAGTAAATAATGAATCTAAACAGATAGCATCGATCTATCCAGGAGAGCCTAGTCAGGGTCGTTACGGCGGACCCTGGGGAGACCCTGGCCAGTTCTCTCATATTCAGATACCGGAAGGTCTTGATGATGACACCATAGCTGTCGCAAACAAAAAGGTTTTGCAGGATAAGCTTGATCAGGACGGAAACAGAATCGCTGTCATGGAAACCGTACAGGTAGCCTTGATGGATGAGAACGGAGATCCTGTACTGGATGAGGATGGGCAACAGGTGTACGAAGCGCAGGAGCGGCAGTCCGTAGATCAGGATGGAAATCCTGTTTTTGAACAGGAAGAGGTTGAGACTTCCGAGCTGGAGATCGTGCCGGATGCAGATAAGGTAGCCGCAAAACTTCAATCCTCAAGGGAAGAAAAGCTTCAGGAACTAAGAAAAATTAGGGATGAGAAGCTTCTTAGGGTAGATGTACTTGTAAACCTTGCCGTCCTGTATTCCTGGACAGCCTCAGAAAAGACCGAGCTTAGAAACTATAGGCAGGCGCTGCTGGATGTTACGGAAGACTATAAGGACGATATGCATCTCCTGGATGATTTGGAAATATCCGCTATTCAGTGGCCCGAAGAACCTTCTGAGTTTTGATGAAAGGCCCGAAAGGGCCTTTTCTATAATAGCCTGATATTTTTGGCGGATGTGAACATCTTGTTTCCTTCAACCTCGATACCGACACTTCTGCCATATCTTGTATCTCCAACCCAGAATATTCTACCTACGGTACCGATCTTGATCTTTCTGCCCTTAACCACCTCTGCCATCATATCTGGCCTAGCATATTTTCCGGGATTTTCTTTTCGGTCGTTTTCCATTCTCTGCCTCTCAATCTGATTAATATGATCTTGATATTTTTTTAGCAGGTTATCATCAGCATCGACAGTAGCTGAGCCAGGACAGTAGCCACGAGTTGTGCCGGTCATTATGTGTTCAAAGTCGTTTGTTTTTGGGTTGTAGACAACGGCCATGTAATCCCAGTCGTCCCAGTAGTTTTTTATATACGTTTCCACGACAAGACCATTATGAGTTTCCTCAAAAATATCAGTACCGTCTTTCCTGTCTACAAATTTAGATATTGACATAAAACCTCCTGATATAAAGATAATACCTTGGGTTTTTTGTAAAATCTATAAAAATACCGATATGTCCTATTATGAGGCGTACTAGAAATTCCATCCTATGGATTCAAGCGTCTTTATCGCTACCGGAGCTACACCTGCCCTCTTCACCTCTTCCAGCATGAGCATCGCAACCTCCCTGATCTCAGGCTGTGCATGCTCCGAGTTTCTCTGCTTCTGGTAGTTGGCGAAAGACCGTAGGTTCATTATGGTCGTGCGCTCCACCATTCCAGCGGTGGGTAGTTGACCCCTTATCACTTCTCGCGCTCTTTTGAATTCTTTATTGGTGATTACTCCCTCAGCCTCCGCGTCTTTCAGGATACCCAACTGACTTTTATAGTTATCAAATGCCAAACGGCAGATGTTGTCAAAATCTCCCTTACATACATCTCCATATCCTGGTCGTTCACTCAACTTTTCAAATATAGAGACAACATCGTTAGGTAGAGAATACCAGTCCATAGGCATGGTTCTATATCTACCGCTAAGGCCATTGTGTGACGCAATCCTGTGAGTCATGTGCTGCCTATCTACAAATATGGGCATTCTTATCCAGAAACGTAGAACCACGGACTCTATAGGAGTTCCGTGCTTGTCAAGTATAAGCCTTTCTACTATCTTACTCACCTTCTCCTTGTCGTCGTACTTATCTTCTCTTCGATTCTTGTCGTAGGTGGAGGTCCATGCAGCGTTAGCTATAGATTCGTCTGATCCCATAAATTCCTGAAGCTCAACCAAGATCTTACCCGACATGACTTCCCTCCTGCACATCTTCGATCTCTAGGGTGTCGTTCGCTTCCGCCTCTTCGTTTTGAGCCCCTGCTTCTTCTTCCTCATTGTCAGGATTGTCTTTGACGGATTCATCGCTATTGTTAATAGATCCGTATACAGACTCTATAGCCATATCCCTTAGATCGGAAATCTCTGCTTTTACTCTTTCTAACGTCTCATCGGAAATTTCTGCATCCTCTATGACGGCTGCAAGCCTGACAGCTTCTTTTCTAAATTCTTCGCCCGTAGCGAATAGTGATATCTGGTCCGCCTTGACATCAGCATGCAGAGAAGCTTGATAATATACGTATGACTTTGCAGCCCATCTCATGGCCTCATCTGCCTGCATATCGTATATATTTGAACCTACTAGCTGATCGTAAGCTTCCTCTAGATATAAACCGAAATCTTTCATAAAAATCTTCCTTCCGTATTTTAAATGCGACCACTCTTCGAATCTGCGTTTTTAATTCTCTCAACCATCTCCCTGGTCTGCATATTACTATTTCCTAAGTTTATCCGTATACTCTTAACTTTAGCACCACAATCCTGTC